AAATAATAATATACTAGATGAATTAATTACAGAGTTTAATATATCTAATTATTTATTAGATAGTATCAATACATGGCTTAAATATAAAAAAGAACGGAGATTTACATACAAAGAGAGTGGCTTGAGAACCCTGGTTAAGACTATTAAGATTAAGGCAGATGAGTACGGAGAACAGGCTGTCATCGCAATAATTGATGAGAGTATTGGAAATGGCTATCAAGGGATAACCTGGGACAGAATAAAAAAAGTTCAACCACCAAAGTCTCGACAGAGTGCAAGCGATCAGTTTGATAGGCTTATGGAGCAGATAAGGAGAGATGAAGATGATTGACGGCAAGGATGAAATGACAGTAGATAACAAGGAGGGGAGAGCAATTGACCGATAAAGAAACACGTAAGATAATAGCGGTATTGATGGTTGCTTATCCAAACTACAAGCCGATTAACATTGACTTTACCGTATCTGTTTGGACGGATATGTTGTCTGATTATTCTTACTCAGAAGTTGACATGGCAATCAAGACATATATATCAACGGACACTAGTGGATTTGCCCCGGCGATAGGACAGGTTATAGACAAAATAAAGTCAATAACTACTCCTCGGCAAATGACTGATGCCGAAGCGTGGTCACTGGTTCACAAGGCAATATCGGACAGCAGCTATAATGCTACAGATAGATTTAACGAGTTACCGGTAACATGTCAAAGGGCGGTCGGATCACCGGCACAACTAAGAATGTGGGCGCTGGATGCGTCTTATAACGAAAACGTAGTTAGTAGCAATTTCATGCGCAGCTATCGAACAGAAGTTGCTCGGCAGAATGAGTTAGACAAAATGCCAAGAGAAATACGACAAATCATAGAGAAAATTAATAATAATTCCAAATTACTTTCAGAGCATGGGGCCAATCAGCCTAGGAAAATCACAAAAGATAAAACGATAATTGAATAAGTTGGTGAAATGATGGAATCCAGATATCAAAAACTTAAAAATGCTGGATTGTGTGTAAGATGTGGCAAAACAAGAGATAGAGATGGTGCTTATTGCTCGGTCTGCTGCAAAAAACACACTGATGAAAACAAAACGGCAAAAAAATGGTACGCAGAAAATCACATTTGCCCTAGTTGCAGAAAAGAATCCTTATACGGAGACGAAAAGCAATGTTTGGCTTGTCAACAAAAACATAACAATTTTCAAGAAATTTATAGGCAGAAAAATAGGTTAGAACTCAACAAAAGACATGCAGATGGGGCAAGACGCATATATGCAGAGCGAAAAGCTCAAGGGCTTTGCCCTAAATGTGGGAAAATTAGACCTCAATTTGGATTTATAACATGTGGTTTGTGTCAAAAAAAAGATAATTCAACATTGCGAAGCAAATATGTACCACATCCAATAATTCCTGTTGAAGGCAAATGCCGATATTGTGATAATCCTGTTTATCGCAACTATAAGGTATGCCAAGATCATTTTGACAAAATGTATGGATATCGACAGCTTAAATGGCATCCACCTATAAGAAAGGCGGTGGATGAATGATAAGCAAAAATGATAACCCATGTAAAGATTGTGTAGAACCTATCAGACATATAGGTTGCCATGGAAACTGCGAAAAATATTTGACATGGAAGAAAGCATATGATGAATGGAACAGCAAAGTGTTTAACGAGAGGTCGAAGAGTCGAGCGGTTGACAAGTATTTGATAGACAGAAGTTTAAAGACAAAGGCAGAGTATCGGAGGAAAAACAGATGAATGTTGTGGTTACGCAAAGTGGTAAAAAAGTGAATATTGCTGATATTGTTTTGCCTGATGATGTGGCAAGAACAATAGCTAGCATGATTGGTTGACAAGTAAATAAATGACAAGTAGAATGTGCCGTAGAATGTAGTGTATATGCGGCACATTTTACGTAGGAGGGTAATAAAAATGGAATGTGTGGCATATATAAGAGTGTCAACAGAAAGACAGGTTGAAGAGGGTTACGGCCTTGAAAGTCAAAAAAGAGATATCGAAGAATATTGTAAGAAAAATGAAATGCTAATCACTGATTGGTATATTGATGCTGGACTATCTGGGATGGACATGAGCAAGCGTGTTGAACTGCAACGGCTTATATCGGACATATCGAAAATAAACAACATAGTAGTATATAAGCTGGACAGGCTAGCAAGGGATTCAGTAGATGCATTATACATGATTGAAAAACTCTTTACACCGAAAGGTGTCAGAGTTAATAGCGTACACGATTTTGCCAGGTACGAGACGCCGCAAGACAAATTCCAAACACATATTATGGCGGCAGTTGCCGAATACGATAGAAACACAATGTTGCTGAGAATGCGCGGCGGTATGCTGGAGAGAGTTAAAAATGGCTACTGGATGGGCGGCGGCAATACACCATACTGTTACCGATATGATAAAAACCTTGGCTATCTTGTACCAATTCCAGAACGTGCCGAACAGGCTAATAGAGCTATGGATTTGTTTATTGACGGCATGTCCGACGTAAAAATTCAGAGACTACTTGGCTATAAGAGCGAATTTGTTGTGAGAAATATCCTCACAGGGGTTGTTAATATCGGCTATATCCCATACAAGGGCGGCACATATAAAGGATTGCATGAGTCGATATTTGAACACGACAAATTTTATCTTGCTCAGGAGTTGAGAAAAAGTAGACGTAAACAGCATATATACAGTTTTACCGAGCCGCATTTGCTTACAGGTTTGTGTTATTGCAAAACCTGTGGTTGCAAGATGCGATACCAGAAGATAACTGGCATGGGAATCCACAAGATATATTGTTGCTCACACGACAAATACTTGGACTACTTGCCAAACTATAATGCAGATTGCGACAACCCCGGAGCATGGGCAAGCGATATTGAAAAAGCATTTGAGCATGAAATACTCGACATCTCAATAAATCTATCGCAATACAAGCCAAAGGCAAAAGAAACAAAGCTGCAAATACTGACTAACCAGCTTGAAAAGCAAAAATCAAAGCTAAAACGGCTATACACTCTGTATGCAGAGGGAAACGACATGGTTTTGGATATGATTAAGACTTTGGAGACTGAAATTAGAGAGACTACCGAAAAGATCTCAGCTGAAAGAAAAAATGGCCAGCATGAGCAGAAAAAAGAATTTGTCTATGAGAATATAAAAAAACTTGCCGACATCTGGGATGGTATCAGCAAGTCTCAAAAAAACTCTATACTCAAAACTATAATTGATAAGGTGATTGTAGGCAAGGACGATATAGAAATTCAGCTAAAAAACTTTTAGCACTTACATAATGCAGTTCCTATGGCATTAAGGTGGTGCTATACCGCATATACACTACATTCTTTTTGACACATGACGCATAATGCGTCTTTTTTATTGCTATTTTTTAGGCTGTATGTTATGTTGATTGTGTACTTAGGAGGTATATTGATGATTGATATATCTAAGCTGATAAAGGCTGAATATGAGTACATAAGATTAAACGCTAACTTCACAGAGCGAGAATTACAACTGTATGAGTTGCGCAACAAACAATACACATATGAAATGTGCGCCGAGTTGATGAATATGAGTGTGTCGACAATAAAACGGATAGCACATCAGGTAGACCGAAAGATAAACCGGGTGATACAATAATGACACTTTGGTGAGCTGATTATGAGCGGATAACGAACTCGTTACCGCTCTTTTTTTATGCAAAAATAGAAGTATAGGAGGTGGCTTATGATTACTGATGAAATACTAGAACGTATTTTTTCTAGGGAAGATGTGGCAAAAGTGCCACTTATATATCAATCGACAATGATACACGCAATTGACGAAGAACTTGAAAAGGAGAAATCAGATGATAGCACAGACACCTTATCAAAATATGATTTATAGTCAGCCGCAAATGGCTTATACACCTCAAATGTACAATCCGTGGACAACTAGGCCACAATCTCAGGTTCAGCCTATGCCAGTAGAGCAACCTCAACAAGTAATGCAGCCACAAGTAAAGCCACTTACAGGTAAGGTTGTTCAAACTTTAGAAGCAATAACGGCAAATGATGTTCCAATGGATGGCACCGCTGCTTTTTTCCCTAAACAAGATTTGTCCGAGATTTATGTTAAGGGATGGAACGCAGAAGGGCAAATTGAAACAATCGTGTATAAGCCTGTTAGAGACGCAAAACCGACACAGGCAGTAAATAATACTTTTGATGCAGAAAAATTTAAAATAGACCTATCAGAGAGCGTTACAGAGGGTATTACAACAAGATTGGATAATCTGTATTCAAAAATTGAAGAAATTGAAAGTAAATTAACAAGTTCTCAGAGGAAAAATTCACGATCACAAAGTAAAGGTGGTGACGAAGAGTGAACCCAATTAACATTTTTCAAATGATGAAAGCTGGCCCACAACAGTTTGTACAGCAGATGATTGGGAATAACAACGTAATGAGCAACCCTATAGCTAGAAATGCTATGCAGATGGCTCAAAAAGGAGATTCCAAGGGTATAGAGCAAATAGCTAGAAATTTATGCAAAGAGAAAGGAATTGATTTTGATAAAGCCTTTTCAGATTTCAAAAATCAATTCCCTTTAAGATAATTAATAGTATTCCCAATAGTAACCTTTGCATTTTTTGAACTGGTGCTTACAACACCTATGAATAGATGTTTTTGATACATTGTATTTTAAACATGCATCAGAAATACAGTCGAACTTTTCAATTAATTTTTTATTTGAATCGTAAACTGCTACACCGATAGGACTAGATTTTCTTAGCTGTTCAAGTCTGTTTGAAATGTCATTCTTATCAAAAACAAATATTAAGCCATGAGTTGTTATACCATTACCATCACAGGTACTTCGGATTGAACTGATTGGTATTTTGTTTGCCTTTGAGGCTTCAACAACGCTTTCGTACGAATCAAGAAATACTCCATTAAGGTTGTATTTATAAACTTTTCTTTTCCATAAGGCTTTTGAACCGTATTCATTATTATACTTTTTGGTACACCACTCAAGATTTGAAACTGTATTGTTTTGTTTATTTTCGTCTTTGTGGTTTACACATTCATAATTATTAGGATTGGGGATAAAGGCTAAAGCTACAAGCCTATGGACTTTAAGCGGATAGTACTTTTGATTTTTTGATAACTTGATACATTTGTATCCACCACGGTTTATAAAGGGTTTCATAATTTTTCCTTTAATATGGGAAACATTACCACGATGAATGATACATCTTGGCAAAGATTTTACATTGCCAAGATTACTTACTTGATAAATGCCCTCAAAGTTTGGGACATCTTTCCAAATTTCTTGCATAAAAATAACACCTGTCCTTTCAGTGTGAAACGTCCTACCGGTAATGTACGGAAACTGTTAGGACAAACAGCTTATCGGGAGCTACCCTATCCGTACGAATATATTATAACACATTTTAATTAACTTTGATACTAATTCTTGCAAGATTAAGTATATATAAAATTCAGGAGGTAAAAATTATGTTTAATTCAAATTGCGCAAGCGTACCACTTGTAGCGAATGTCGACGGAAACAACGGAAGTGGCTTTTTCGGTGACGGCGGTGCATGGTGGATAGTTGTATTTGTATTATTCATTGCCTTTGGCGGCTGGGGCAACGGCTTTGGCGGTTTCGGAGGCGGTGGGAACAACGGAGTAGGAGCGGAAATTCAGAGAGGATTTGATAATTCAGCAGTTATCAGCAAATTAGACGGTATTTCTAACGGGCTTTGTGATGGATTTTACGCCATGAACAACAGCATGCTTACTGGTTTCAATGGTATTAACACAAATATCATGCAGACAGGCTATGGCATTCAGCAGGCTATCAATGCTGATACAGTCGCTAATATGCAGAATACAAATGCATTACAGGCGCAACTTGCAAACTGTTGCTGTGAAACAAGAGAAGCTATCCAAGGTGTAAACTACAACATGGCAACTAACACTTGTGCTTTACAGAATACAATGAACAATAATACAAGAGATATTATTGACAGCCAGCAGGCAGGAACGAGGGCAATCCTTGATTTCTTAACACAGGATAAGATAGCAACACTTACAGCAGAAAATAATGATTTACGCAGAGCCGCTTCACAGGATAGACAGAATGCACTTCTTACTACTGCAATGACGGCACAGACAAGTCAGATTCTTGACGCAGTAAGGCCAACACCAGTTCCTGCATATCCAGCAGCCTCACCTTGCGGGCTGGGTAATTGGTCACCAAATGTGTTAGCAAATGGCTATAACAATGTTTGCTGTGGTTGCAATGCAGGCTGTGGCTGCTAAAAGTAGCAGCTACGTAAAAACGAATAATTGAGTATCTTAATTGAGTTGAACTCGATTTTAACCGATTTAACCGGTTTTAACCGATTGAACATGATTATGTCTGCTATGCAGTATTACTTTTTAACCCAAGGGCAGACTGAAATATGTTTGCCCTTATTTTGTGAAAGAGAGGTAAAGACAATGGAAATAACAGGGATTGCATTACAAACAGTTTCCGCAGGCGAAGATGTTGCATTTACAGAAACACCGGTATGTGGCACTAAATGTATAGTTCACAGACAGGGAAGCGGGATTATCAAGCTAAGAGGCATTACAAATCAGTGCAAGGCAAGATTTTTAGTATCCTATAGCGGTAATATCCAGATACCAACAGGCGGTACAGTTGAAGCTATCTCACTTGCTATTGCAGTTGATGGAGAGCCTTTGCAGTCAACACGAATGATTGCAACCCCAGCCGCAGTTGAGAATTTCTTTAATGTATCGGCACAGGCTTATATTGATGTGCCTTGCGGTTGCTGCAGTACAGTAGCGGTGCAGAATACATCGGCACAGGCTATTGAAGTGCAGAATAGTAACTTAATCGCAGTAAGGGAGGCTTGATGATATGCATAAATGGGCTAAACAGATAATGGAATGTGTTAAGGCGAAAGTTGAAGCAATCGGATTAGATAACTTTGAGGGGCAGAACCTTGACGATTTAAAGGATTTTACAGAAATAGCAAAGAACATAGCTTGTTTTGACAAGGATTACAGAATTGTTGAAGCTATGGAAAAATCAGAAGATAACGATGATATTATGCGCATGGTAGAACAGTACGAAGATTATCCAGATAGAAGATTTTACGATAACTACCGCTATGCTAATGGCAGATTTGCGCCGAAAGGCAGAGGAACAAGACGCGGATATATAGAGCCTCCTTACTATCATCAAATGCCAGACGATTATAGGACATGGGAAGATAAGCCAATGCAGGAAAGAATGAGAGACCTTGACCGCATGAGTGGTAGAATGCACTATACAGAGCCAACAACTGCTACAAGAGACAGCAGAGAAGGCAAAAGTGGCATGATGAGGAGATCATACATCGAAGCGAAAGAAATGCATAAGGATAAAGACACAACTATGCAGGAACTCGAGAAGTACCTCAAAGGAGTTAGTGAGGACATTACAGATGTGATCGGCAGCATGACCCCAGAAGAGCGGTCGATGCTCAAGTCAAAAATGTCTACACTTGTAACAAAACTGTAACAATTACACATGATGTATATAAGCGTGAGGGAGTGCATAGTCGCTCTCTTGCGTTTTAAGGGGGCATATAGATTGAATTTTGAATTAAATGGTATTCAATGGCAAATTGTATGGGTGGACAATAAAAGTTCGTTATTGAGCCGTACAGATGGCTCTATGAGCGTGGGAGTAACAGACATGAATACCCACTGCATATATTTGGCTAAAAGTTTGCATGGGGCATTTCTGCGTAAAGTGATTATACATGAGCTGTGTCATTGCGTCTGCATGTCATATAACATATATATGCCTATAGAACAGGAAGAGATACTGTGTAACTTTGTTGCTACATATGGCGACCAAGTATTTGAAATTGTTGATATATTAACAGGATATATGGGAGATAGAATGTATGGATAACATAGATAAGATATTAAAGTATATAAGACGAACTAACCCAGAAATGACCAGGAAAAAGCTGATAGAAGAGTTAGGGCAATCGCACTATCTTGCCAAAGCTCTTGTTATTGTATCAAATCAAAAATAAAAATTAATTTTTCAAAAATTCTTATAAAAAAATATTCGGATTAATGTATACCCCCCTATCAAATAATTCTGAAAATTTCGGACGGTCAAAAAATTTTTTCTCAACTTTTTCTAAATTTCATGCGAGTTTTGTTCAGATTTTTGAACAGAATTGAAACACTTCAACGTGGCAAAGTAAGGCATAACCCAAACCGAGATTAGCCACACGGCAAAAGAACACCGTCGACAGAACTTGTAATATGCCATTGTCGCCGCGATAGTTTTTGTTTACTGCTTTGCGCGTCGCTGTTAATAGATTTACACGTCCACACATTCAAAAAGCCTTAAAACGCAAATAAATGCGTTGTTATCTTTGCTCATACAACAGCAATATAAACCGGGCAAGATCCACCGCCAGAAACGGCAGCAGACAGGTGCAATTAATAAACCACCATAGGCAATATAATTGCATAGAATCGTACAAACAATTCAAACAATTAAATATAACTGTACAGTTAATAAGGCTATACATTAACAGCATAGCACACAGGCGCCGACATAGCAATATTATATTATCAAAGATCAGGAAGCCGCCCAGCTGGAATTGAACCAGCCACAAACCACCAGAAACAGCTAGAGGGCGCACATGCGCCCTAAAAAATGTATCTGATATTATATAGATCAATTATTTCCCCGCTTTCCTCAATTCCTCGAAAAAAAATTAAAATGCGTGGAATCCATCAACGGCGCGGTTTTTGCAAATTGCAATATAAATTCCTTGCTGCACGCCGTCAATCCGCCATGCTCCCACCGATCGGCCCCTAATCCACACCATGTAATATTTACCCCTTGCGGAACAGTTATATAGTCTTTAAAAATTTTAGGAATTATAACCCTTTTTATTTCAGATTGTAAAACCTTAGATGTTATATATTCATCATATATATCTTTGTACGCGTCATGCTCTGACATTATATGTATTTTAGCCGCACAATCTACTTCAAGCAAAGCCACCACATAGTTGGGAAAAGAATTTTGATTACCTAACGGACTAAATAAATAGACTTCTTGGGTGCTATTATTAGACCTTAGACCGCTGACCCAGTTATCATTTTTACAATCGTCCATGCTTAATATCCCATTTTCTGCGATTGCTTGTAAATCGCAGAGATCTACATTTTTGTATAATATCATATGCGTTCATACCTCTTTCACTTATAATATCAAAAACAAAGGGAATGTGTAGCCCTTTGTTTAAAATAGCAGCAAGGGGCGGAATTAAACCGCCCTTACTGCATAATTTATATAGTTAATCGAATTATAACCGCCATCGGTTACGGCGTTTACAAAGTCCAAAATACCATTTTTAGTAAAGTTGTATCTTGTCAAGTCATGCCCCTCCTGTCTGAGGTAATATGCCCAATCTCTGCCGACTCCCTCAGAGTCGTAAAAACACCCGTCTATGCTTAAGGCGTTCGGTTGAACGACCGGGCAAGCTTTGCCCCTTTGTTCACGCCTTGCATAGCCGCCGAAATCAACAATCACTTTACGGCCCTTTTTGTCTGTGAACTCCGCTCTTGGGCGATAGTTCACAATGTCAGTGTTCTTTTTTATTCTTTCCTCTTCTTTGATCTGTGCCCCCATGCACTTTAAATTTAACACCATGTTCTTATCCTCCTAAAAATATATTCTTTTCTGCCATCATCAGAGCCGGGAGACCGTCCCCGGCTGACGCTCCGAAAACTGGAGCGTTTCGACTGTTAATATTTGCTAGGCTTTTCATATCGAATAATTGCCACTGTTTCCCCGGTACTCTTAAGAACTCCCCAGCCGTTCCACATTGGGCCATTAAGCCCCGACAATCTCGGCTGTCCGAACAACTCCGGGCGCGTCCTCTCCGCCTAATCGTCATCGTGATAATATACATCTGTTGTCCCGTCTGTGAATTTTACTTTAATTGTTGTTTTCATGTTCTACGCCTCCTTAATGATAAAATCTGCCTGGGCTTTCTTTGCCTGATCTGGTGTCATTCTTACAGTTCCTATATAGTTTCTTGTTGTCTTGTCCTTAATTGTGTAGTTTCTCATCTTTTTTATCTCCTTTGTATTTTCCGCTTTGCTATCCACCAGGCATCGGCGGCAAGCTCTTGCAAGTCATCAATGCCTGTGATGTGGAATTGTCAAGGTTGTTATCTTTGCTATGGTTAAATGATACTACGATATAAGGCACAAAACAAGATGGAATAATACACAAATATAAGGCACAAAACAACTTATAAATTGTACAATATATATAAGGCACAAAACAAGCAAAAGGGGATCACTATATTAATGTGTTATAGATCTGCTTGACCGTGATAGATCTGCTTGACCGTGATAGATCTGCTTGACCGTGATAGATCTGCTTGACATATAAGGCACAACAATATATTATAGATATATCAACAAGTGAAAAGGAGGCGGAAAAATAATATATGAAATATAAAACAAGCGCGGCAACACGAAAGGCTATTTATAAATATGATGATAAATACGAGCGCATTAATTGCAGATTAGCAAAAGGCACGAAAGAGCGCATAAAAGCATTAAAGTATAGCGCAAATGACTTTATCAAGTTGGCAGTTGCTGAAAAATTAGAACGCGAAGAAAAAATATTAAAATAAGGCACAAAATAAACATTGACATGTAAGGCACAAAATGATATAATGCATACATCAGATAAAGAAAGAATGCAAAGGAGGCAAAGGGATGAAGATAACAGGACCATATAAGATGGATCAGAATTTTATTTATGTATTTGTGGGTGACACAAAATACATAATTGCCAAAAACGGCGACCAGTGGGGTTCCGTGACGGTGGGAAAACCTACCGCATGGAAAAATCAGATCTGGACAAAAGAACAGCACGAGGCAGAAAAGGCCGAATGTTCCAACCTCGGAACATTTGAACTTGATTAATTTTTAAACCGCCAGAGGCGGAGAAAGAGAGGACAAAATGAAAATTGAAGGAATAGGAGTTATAAACAAAAATAAAGCGCTGTCAATATTGACAAAAGAAGGACGCGAGGCGGTAAAAGCCGGGGAGGTCACAATTGAGGAGCTCGGCGAAATGTATAAGCTGGAGCTTATAAAGAAAAATTCAAAAGTTGGAAATATGGGCGATACGTTCCGAGAGTCATTCAAACGGATTCCGGAAGATTTACAAGAACAGTTGACGCCGGAGCAGCTGGGAAAACTTGTAGATAGCTTTTACAGCTGTTACAGTGCCGGCAAAATGCAAAAATAATATAGCGAGCTTATACCCGCTATATTAAAAACCTTATTGTTTCAATCCGTGACCGCTGGAGTTGCTAGCGGTCCATCATATCAAGCAACCATGATATGAGACTACTATATAATAATATACGATACTGAGGAGGTCAAGAAAAATGGTAACAATTAAAAAGGTAAATGAGCAGTTAGAAAAAAAGAATAATGTAAACAAAGTCTGGATAAAAGAAAATGGTGATCTTGTGATACATACAAGCGGCGCGGCTATGCCGGCAGGAATATATAATAACCCGGGCAATTATTGCGAGGTCACGGACGTTTATTTTGATTGGATATCTGGAGCAGATGGGAAATACAACACGGCTAGAATTATGGCTAGTGCCGCGAATGATTTTTATAACAAGTAAAAAACATTGTCGAACTTTGCCACACGGTTATTATTGATATAATAACCGTGTTTTTTTATGCTTATTATATATTTAAAATGTTGGAGGTATAGAAAAATGTTGAAACGTGGTTATTGTTATAAATTAAATATAAAGAACTGTCAAACAATGATAAAGGAGTATAACAGATCAGCACAGAAAAAAGGACTGCCCCCGGCGTCTATGTGTGACATATTCGCGATCTTTGAAGAGGGAAACGGCCGGGCGCGCTGCATGTTGGATTTTGGGCCTTATTCGCATGTATGTGCTAGTGTCTGCATAGATCAGCTTGAGCAACACAGAGCCGGGCGACAGAATGACGGAAGCTGGAATTATCCAACATTGTTTGATCTGTCAGAGCGGGAGGCAATAAAGGAATATAACAGAATGTGGGATCAGGTCGCAAACTGGTCATAAAAATCAGCATTGACAAATCAATAAAACAATGATATATATTTTATTGATGTTTTTTATTCATATCTAAACACTAAAGAGGTTAACCGCATAGAGTATATTAAACTGTATTCTATGCGGTTTTTGTATATGTATAATATATAATATATAGCTAGAGAGGAGGCAAGGACATGACAGAGACGGCGGAAAGTTTCGAAAATGACATAGAATTATATTTACAGCAATTTTGCGAAGAGCAACAAATTGATAACCTGCGATCTGTTAGCCAAACAGTGTGGAATGCCTGCTTAATATATATATATAATCATGCTTTTAAGGGCACTAATAGACTAAAATTACAAGGTAAATATGCTAATTATAATAATAATAATAGCAATTTAGCTATGTCTAATTGTGGAGCTTATAATATAGAGTATGTTAATTATATATGCGATTATTATATATATATATGTGGTTTATATGATAAAGGTTGCACTATAAGCGGTTTTTGTAAATTAACTGGTATTAAACATGATACAATATGGGATTGGGGCAGAGGCGCGAGGGTGCTTGACCCATCGGCCCGTGAAATTTATGAAAAATTGATTACAGAATACGAGGATTCCGGCGAGTCGAAATTGTGGAGTAATAAAAATCCGGTGGCCATGGCTATGATTATGAATAGGCGGTTTAGTTGGAATTTGCCGGGCGTGAGCCGCGAAAGCGTAGAAAAGCCAGCCTTATCTGCTGCCGATGTGCGACAGATGCTAGAGTTAAATTGTGCCAAACTCCCGGACAATTCAGCACAGGCGGAGGCTATAGAGATTGATTGCACCGTATCAAATTGTGTGAACAATTCAAACAATTTAGGATAGGCTGAAAACGTAGGAAATAAGCCACTTTTTGACGGTAACAACACGGAATAAACACATAACTGTGCGTGAAACGTGGGTTTTGCGAATAGATACAAAGGCATAAGCGACATAATAGTAAATTGTGCGAACAATTAAAACAATATTGGCACTTAGACAAAATGAGTGCTAGAAAAGAACACTGGAGGGGGGTGGGGGTGTGACAGGATCCTAGGAGAGCCCCTACTAAGCCCCTCAAATATTTTTAAAATAAAAAAGGCCTTATCAGCCACATATAAATATATCAAGTATAAACCTACACATAATGACAAAACAAATAAACATAGGGTTGGTGAGAATATATGATTGATATACCTGTCATAGACATGTGTAAAACAGGCCAAAACATAGTATACTATCGAAAACAACAAGGACTAAGTGTTAAGGATTTACAAAACATACTTAGATTTACAAATCCAAATGCGATATACAAGTGGCAAAAAGGAAGATCAATACCTACAGTTGACAATCTGATAATTTTGTCAGCACTGTTTAAAGTCCCAATAGATGATATAATCGCAATTCAGAAAAAAATATAGACAAAATCCAAATAATGTGTATATAATACATACATAATAGTTATCTATCGGTCAGATAGATATTCTTTAATCACATCAGACAAAACTATAAAATCCCCAAAAGGAACAAAATGAACGGAATTGAATATCAGATGGCTGCCATGCGTACAAATGATGGCAGGAATAGAGATAGACTTCTTAATGCTGTTTCAACAACAAATGGAATAGACGTTGCTGAACTGCTTAATGGTGTTATAGGTCTTACAGGCGAGTCGGGAGAAGTTGCCGACCTTGTTAAAAAGGGCGTATTTCACGAAAAAGGCATAGACATAAATCACTTGAAGAAAGAATGCGGTGATGTAATGTGGTATGTTGCCATGATCTGTGATGCAAGCGGTTTCACCCTTGATGATGTTATGCAGACGAACAAAGAAAAACTTGAAAGTAGGTATCCGGAAGGATTTGACACTTGGAGAGCCAACCACAAACAGGAGGGCGACATATGATTGAACTTATCATTTTGCTTTGGATTGCAATAAAACTTAATGCCCCTGTTTGGATATATATATTGTTGGGTATAATTGCTTTAATTAAGGCCGTGGCGTTTGGAATAAATCTTAGCAAGGATAACTAAACATTTGGAGGTAATCACTATGGCAAAAGATAAATGCAGCAATTGTGAATACTGCATAACAGAAGATGGTGATAAGGTTTGCAACAATCAGAATAGCGAATATTATTCAGATTATGTTGAACCTGGACATATATGTTTGGATTATGAGGGCAAAAACAATGAGTGTGACTGATGATATTCTGAAAACTGACTACAGTTTACAATTTGATGAAAAACGCAAGGCTTTAGTGGTTCAAAGTCATTATAAGTATGGCAGAGCTGGAAGAAATTTTGCCACAGGCAACGTTGACGCAATAGGCAGCCTTGAAAAATGCCTTGCAAAGTTTAAAGAGACAGGAAATACGGAATATCTTCTTGATGTTGCCAATTATGCTATGTTCAGATATATGTGGCCACAAAGAGGAGAATACTTTAAGCATACTGACAGTGATGAATCAGCCGGAATAGTCGGTATGAGTGTTAATGAAATGGAGAAATACAGATAGGGTTATTGCCAAGTGGTAAGGCACAGGACTTTGACTCCTGCATCCGAGGGTTCGAATCCCTCTAGCCCCGTTACTGAGTATAGGCAGTTGTCGCAAGTAGCCTTTCCACCTATACAGTCCACCATGACTAACCATGGGAGCCTTGAGACCATACAAGGCGAATGTGAATGATTAGCTCAGTTGGGAGAGCAATAGATTTTTAATCTATGGGCCATGGGTTCGAGTCCCATATCGTTCATGCGGTTAAGATTTTCAAATTCTTTTACCTTGACCGGACAAATGTTTGTTTCATTTGTGCTCCTTTCACTCACTAGCGGAATGCTGAATAAAGGACCGTCACCAGGTCCGGTGAGTGTTTTGCGAAAATCAGCCTACAGAATGCCAACTGTAGCCGTATAGGCGGTCGAATACTCCTCCCAGAGTAAATAATCACAGGCCCCGGCATACGGCTATATAGTATGCCGTATGTATAATTACGCGGAGTAGAGCAGTCTGGCAGCTCGCTAGCCTCATAAGCTAGAGGTCATGGGTTCAAATCCCATCTCTGCTATTTGTTAAATGTTATTACGAGGTGAAAATATGGCTGGTGGTGTACATAGATGTAATCCGGATAAGTTTTCAGAGGCAGTAGCAGAATATATGGCTGGCAGAGTTACACAGGCTAAAGCTGCGCAGATAGCCAGAATGAGTACTCCGACCTTTTTGAAATACCTCAATATGCTATTTAGCGGAAAACCATTTCCAGACACATTGTTTGTTTTTGAAGATAAAGGAAAAGTCAATGAAAGTAATAATGACGGTGGACAATCGTAAACAAGAATACACAGAAGAGCACTTTAGACGTGGCAATCCTGAAAAAGATGGCAATTATATTGTAATATCACGCACAGGTGCTATTTGCCGTGATAACTACAGTAGCGATAGTGGATGGCAAAAGTCGGAAAATGATGGAACTGTGGAGTATTTGCCACAATCATGGGAGAGATTTAATGAAACATGAAAAAGAATGGCACACTTGCGACAGGTGCGGAAAAGAAATAACCACAGAAACGATGGGGATAATAAATTTTTCTGAATATGGCACATCCCCCAATGAAATTCCGTCCTTTGGCCTTGATGATGAAAGAGGGAATATTATAATTTGCGCTTTTGAACATGTAAATAAAAAGTATGAATTATGTTCAAAATGTGAGGAGAATTTTGAGAGGTTTATGAAGAATGAAAACACTAATTGATTTTGTTAAAAATTTAAAAACATTTTATCAATTTTACAGAGATTATGAATACGATGGCAATGATTGTCGATTTATAATTGAGAACTATCAAGAAGTTTTATGCAACCGTACAAAGACGATGAGCAAACCTACATATTATGCAAAAAGTGTTATTGCTCAAATGGATAGGTGGTATGAAGATAGTTGGAAACTCGTGTACAAATGCTCACCGATAGGTAAGAATGCGAAGAAGTTAGATCCTGATTTATTAGGACTTGATTTTTATATGTTTCCGGCCGATAAATAGAATCGGTCGCTACCCTAGAAAAATTATAGGCAGAGGCCGTAGCACCTCTGCTTTTTAGCGAGGTGCTATTTTTTATGTCTGAATTACAGAATTTGATTAAGGATTGCGAAAAATACATAGATATTCAGGGCATAGATGAAACAATTATCAATGCCTATCTTGATACTTGCCAGCTAGCCAAAAATGATGGTGATATCACTACAATGCTCGAATGCACAGCAAGGTCAAAGGCAATCGTAAATCAATTTTGTTTGAAACAATTCGGCATGGATATCTGGGAAATAGAGAAATTTGCCCAGGCAAACAAGACAGAGATAGAGCTTGTCAATCAATATTACCAAATTCTGAAACTTGAATCTTATGATAAATTTGAAAGTTTTATTTTTTACATGGAGAAGAATAGAGCTTGGCAGAAGAGATTTTATCAGCCCAGGCGGAAAACCTTAAATGTTGTTGCACAAGATTTGGAAGATTTGGAGCAGCGCAAAATCAAGTTCTATGGCTTGTCTATGCCGTCTCGTGTTGGAAAGAGTACAATTTGTATTTTTTTCCTTGCGTGGATTATGCTACGCAGACCAAATAGCCATTCAGCAATGGGTGGACATTCAGGAATACTTGCTAAGGGATTTTACAAAGAACTTATGAATCTTGTATCAACGCCTGAGTACACATTTGGAGAATTGTTTGGTTATTATCACCCAAAATATAAATCAGTTGTTACGGATAAAAGTGCGGATGAATTTACGATTACGCTTGGTGATCCGGACAGATTTGCAACAATTACTTGTAGAGGTATTGATGGCACATGGACAGGTGCCGTTGATGTATCAGCGGACGGATATCTGTATGTCGATGACCTTGTGCGTGATCGTGAACATTCTTTGTCACCTACACGTATGGAGAATACCTATCAGGAATACCTTAACAAAATGGTAGACCGTAAAAACGACGGTGCAAGAGAATTGATGGTTGGTACTCTTTGGAACGTCCTAGACCCACTGGAACGTCTCAGAAAACAATATGAAAAAGACCCTCAATATAGATTCAGGCAAATACCGGCACTTAATGAGAATGACGAAAGTAATTTCAACTATGAAATAAACGGATTTTCCACGGAATACTATAGGGATATGCGAGACAAGTTGGATAACGCTGAATGGATGGCTAAGTTCATGCAAAAGCCTTACGTCCGTGAGGGATTGCTATTCCCAACAGATAATCTTAGATATTTTAACGGAGTTTTACCAGACGGAGATTGTAGGCACATCGGTGTTACAGATATAGCCTGGGGTGGTGGCGATAGCTTATCAATGCCTATTGGCGTTGAATATGACAACGGTGATGTGTATATCATAGGTTGGGTGTTTAATAAGGGCACAAAAGAGGTTACAGTGCCACTTGTTGTAGGTCGAATTATTGAAAATGGAATAAGACAAACTAGATTTGAGGGTAATGTTGGTGGTGATCTTTACTGCCAATATGTAGATGAAAAACTGCAAGAACAGGGCTATAAATGCTCATGTTCAAGTCGCAAAGCACCAAACAAAGTTGAAAAGTTAGCAAAGATAATAGCTTATTCTGGCGATGTAAAACGCAAATTTATATTTCTGGACACGCATAGAAGAACACAAGAACAGATGCAAAAAGATGCAGAACTTGGAATAAAGAGGTATTACAGAGATGACGAATATCAAGCTGCCATGGATGAGCTGACAATGTTTGTTAGCATTGGTGGCAATGAGCATGATGATGCAGCAGACGGAATCACTCAGTTGGAAATGTTTATCGAAAATCCAGAAAATACAGCAGTAGCAGAGGCAACATTAAATCCATTTAGGAGGTATTGATTAGTGGAAACAAAGGAATACTTGCAACAAATAGGCAGATATGACCGACTTATCAATAATAAGCTAGTGGAGCTTGCACAGTACAGATCTATGGCTTGTAGCGTATCAGCAGTCAAAAATGATGAAAGAGTGCAGTCATCACCTAGCTATGACACCATGGACAAGATTGTGTCCAAAATTGAGCAAATGGAAAATGAAATAGATATGCTTGTTGATAGATACATTGACAACAAACGAATAATTATATCCCAGATAGATAGTATGTCTGACGAAATGACTTATCAGATATTATTCTCAAGATACGTTGAGCAAAAGACTTTTGAAAAAATGGCAATAGAGATGAACTATTGTTACAAACAGATCATACGAAGACATGGTAAAGCATTACAGGAATTTGAGCAAAAATGGGGAAACACATATAAGTAGTCCCTAAATGTCCTAGAATGTCCCATAAAACATATTATATAATATATCATGAACAAGTTGATTGATGAACACTTTGTTTTTTCTCATACTTTTTCAAACCTCATAAACCCTTTGAAGGCACCAGTAGCTTTACTGGTGCTTTTTTAATGTAAAAGGAGGTACAAATAATGAACGGAATAGATATTAGCGCCTGGCAAGGCGACGAAAATATAGATTTAAACAAAGTCCCTTTTGATTTTTGCATTGTCAAAGCAACTGAGGGAACAAGCTATAAGAACAGATACTTTACAAGTCACTGTGACAAAGTTCTAAACAAGAAAAGATTATTAGGTGCGTATCATTATGCCAACGGCGGTGACGTACAAAAAGAGGCTGAATACTTCCTTGCATATGTCAAGAAGTATATCGGCAAAGCAATCATTGTACTTGACTGGGAGGCGAAGAATAACCCTCAGTTTGGCAAGAATGATCTTGAGTGGTGCCTGAAATGGTGCAGTTATGTGCAGAAAAAGACCGGCATCAAACCACTTATCTACATCCAGAAGAGCGCTATGAGCGCCGTAAAAAAGGCTGGATATGGCTTGTGGGTGGCTCAGTACCCAGACTATGAGCGGACTGGTTATCAGGAGCATCCGTGGAACGAGGGAGCTTATAACTGTTTACTCAGACAGTACACATCTGTCGGAAAGCTCTCAGGTTACGACGGTAACCTTGATCTTAACAAGGCATATATCAGTGCGGCGAGCTGGAATAAGTTGTCAGGCAGAAGAGCCGTATCCGTACTTGCAAAGCCGACAGCCGGCAAGAAGAGCATAAATACGATCGCAAGGGAAGTCTTGGTTGGCCGCTGGGGCAACGGTGTTGATCGCAAGAGCAGACTGACCAAGGCTGGATATGATTATGCAAAGGTACAGGCTGCAGTAAACAAGCTCGTTAAGACATCACAGATTACACAGGATAAGATCATCAATGCGGTTGCACATGAGGTCATTGCTGGCCGCTGGGGCAACGGACAGGAGCGTATCGACAGGCTTAAGGCAGCAGGTTATGATCCTGACAAGATTCAAAAGAGAGTGAATGAACTCATGAAGTAGGAGCTGACATGAACAGATTACATTTGCAAGACCTTGTAAGAGGCCACTATGGTAGAAAAATAGCATATACCAATGTAGACACCATTACACCGGATAATATTGTGAATGTAGTCGGTGAGTGTATAGGAGTATTTAACTGGAATAAGCCAATTATAAAGTATTTATGGAATTACTACAAAGGCGACCAACCAATAAGGTACAGAATCAAAGTAATTCGTGACGATGTAATCAATTACATCGTAGAAAATCATGCATATGAAATTGTGCAGTTTAAAGTTGGACAAACTTACGGAGAACCAGTACAGTATATCAGCCGTAAAGACGATGATGCGATCAATAATGCGGTTGATGATCTGAATGATTACATGGTAGACGCTTGTAAGCAAGATAAGGACATAAAGGCTGGTGAATGGCAATCTGCCACTGGTACAGCATTTAAAGCTATCCAGTTTAACCCAAACGGTGATGTGCCGTTCAGGATTGTTACGCCTTGTCCGCTCAATACCTTTATCATATACAATAGCAACACTGAGGAACCGATGGTTGCCGTCACAGAACTTAAGGACAGTGATGGCAAGTGGTATAAGCAGTGTTACACAGCCACACATGAGTGCAAGATATATAATAGTACAGTTACAGACTGGAAATTACACGCTTATGGAGATATACCGATTGTTGAGTATCCTAATAATCACGAAAGAATAAGTGATATTGAACTTGTAATAGATATGCTTGACGCAATAAACAACATGCAATCCAACAGAATGGATAGCATAGAACAGTTTGTGCAGTCGTGGATTAAGTTTGTTAATTGTGACGTTGACAAGGACAAATTTAAAGCCATGAAAGAAATGGGTGCCCTAGTCGTTAAATCGACTAACGGTGTCAACAACGCTGATGTAGATGTTATGTCGCAAGAGCTTAATCAATCTCAGACTCAGGTTGCCAAAGACGATTTGTGGGATAACGTTCAGACAATTCTTGCAATTCCAACTAAGCAAGGTAACACAGGCGGAGATACGCAAGGAGCTGTCGAGTTAAGAAATGGCTGGGATTTTAGCAAGACACGAACGAAGTTAAAAGACCCTCTTGTTGCAACATCGGAAAAACGACTTGCAAAACTTGCGCTTAATGCAATCAGACTGTATGCAGATGATTTGAAGTTGACAGTTAGAGATTTTTCAGTGCAGATAAACCATAGCCCACAAGATAATATGTACACCAAAGCTCAGACTCTGGTTGTTCTATTGCAGGCTGGAATACATCCACTTGTCGCAATCAAAACTGTTGGATTGTGGGGAGACGCAGAAAAGACATTCTTACTGTCTAAAAAATACTTGGATAAGATATATCTAACTATAGATAATGCAGAGCAACAGGAACAAAAAGCACAAGAAATAGTAGATAATCTTGGCAACGGAGGTAATAACAATGGTGACTAGATATACAGTAGTCCAAGACGGACAAGTGTATGAACCGGGCGATGATGTACCTGATATGGGTAGCATTACCGCATTAGAGTCTAAAGGAAATTACAGAGAATATAACGCTTTGTCTAAGGATATAGATAAGCTACCAACATATGTGTCACTTGGTAGCTCGTGCTACATGATAGACACGACAGACTTATATAAGTTTGACGGCGAGAGTTGGATAAAACAGGAATAGAGAGGTGCGCAGATGAATGCAGATGAAGTATACGCATTACTCAATAAGAAAATTAAAAAGGGTGGTATTACCGATGACCAGATAAGGCAGATCGTAGAGCAGTATTTTAAGGATAATCCAGTGCCTACGGACAAGACCTTGACTATTGAAGATACACCGGCAGATGCAAAAGCAACTGGTGATGCTATAAATGCAATTAAGGACACTGTGGATAATCTTAATGACATATTACTTGACAAGTTCTTTTCTTTGCAAAGAACAGGCAAAATATATGGAGTTAAAGTTCCGAAGTCAGCATCAAATCCTACATCTTTGTGTGAAAAAACAAGGGATAATAAAAGTCTTGTTTGCGTACCGTCTACGGACACAGTAGAAAATCAAGATGATTACGAAAACATACCATTATTCAAATGGTATGAAGTCAATTATAAGCGATACGATGATGGCTTTGCATACCCTACGGCATTTGTGGGCGACAGCACCTACAAAACAGATGGCGATGCAGACATGGGCGCCATGCAAATGACATTTTACTACGCTTGGCTTGACGTGTCAGACGAGTACAGAGAGCTTGTTATATCCGACACACCGCACGAAGAACTTGGACTTAAACCATGGGAACAAGCGGTACGTGCAGATGGCACGATAATGCCTTATTTCATTCAGTCAAGATATTTAAGTGTTACAGGCTCAGATGGGTTACTGCATTCTCAGCGAGGCAAAGTCACAAGAAATCAAAGTTATCAAAACATGATAACCAACTATGGCAAGAAAGGCACCGGCTATACCGGAGCTGGCTCAGACAGATATACATTTGCACAGATATTTAACCTTATCAAGTATGCAAACAAGTCAAGTCAAGATAGCATGGCGGGTGTAACAAGTTGGAATATACAATATCCAGCAAGCGTGCAATCAGCAGATAAGCATAATTATTTCCCAGTTACAAATGCACAGGCTGGTAATTTGCAAGTAGGATTATACGCATCTGTCGGATATGCTGATACTTCTGGCTCACTTGATAGAGGTGTATCAAGTGTTCATGCTTATGCTGATGATGTAAAAATCACAGCAATAGAAACACTTGATGATAGCAATAAGGCGGTATATCTTGACTGCCAACCATTTGATACTCTACCGGTTGGCGAAAGACAGATATACATGACGTCAATGCACGCACATAGTGGTGATACTGATACCGTAATTGGACACCATGATGGTTCTCCTGCTAGCAATTCAGACGAAAAACATCCTTGCAGGATACAGGGTGTTGAGTATATGGTTGGTGGTGGAACAATAGCATCTGACACCGTAATGGTGTTTAAATCTGATTATTCTAAGGATGTGTATGTTGCTCCTAGGGGAATAAAGCATGTTACAGATGAAAGCACTATAAAATCAAGCTACTTGCTTGTTGGAAATATTGCGGCAAGCACAGACGGCAAAGGTTCAGATTATTGGACAGGCGATGTAGAGCAGAATTATGGAGCATGGCTGCCTACAAATCAAGTGGCTAATAGTGGTCTAGGCAATAAGGATATTCTTTATGCCGGTGGTGCTAACGCTAGTGGAACTAGAGAATATTATCAGGGCGGTTATCTCTGGGATGGCGCGCGTGCGGGCTTTTGTTCCTTGTATTGCTGGTTCGAGCTTGGCAGGGCGTACTGGAATTTCTTGTCGGCCGATTAAAAAGCTTTTAGGGGGATTGTTAAGGGGAACACCCCTTAACATAGCCTTAAATATATAACAGATGTATATGGATGGAAGGTGATAAGCAATGATAGTAAGAGCAGAAGAACCACAGCAAGAAGTTGTCATAAAAATAGATACCAAAGGAATAGCATGGGTGTACTTATGTCTTAATGAAAGAGTTAAGACAGAAGAATATGCAGAACCCGGAGAGCAGTCAAAAACACATACCTACTATGAATATGATGGAACACAGTTTCATGCTCCTGTTGAAAGTCTTGATCTCCAAGACATCAACAACAATCCTCAGAAGTATGACGGCTATGAGCCAGCCAAAATACCGTCTGATATTGAACGTATAGACGCACAAGTAACATATACAGCAATGATGACTAACACACTGCTGACGAAGGAATAGCCTATGTATGAAAAAATAAAAAAGTGGTATCAAGTCTATCATATATGGAATGCTGAAATGGTTAAGCAAGCCTGTGATAAAGAACTGATAACAGAAGAGCAATACAACAATATAATCGGAAATTAGCAATCACGTTTGTGGTTGCTTTTTTTATACAAAATTTCGCAAGTGCCGTGAGCGTAGAAAACGGCAATGTCAATCGGTGGCGTTGCACCGTATAAAAACGTAGACATACGGAGGTAATCAATGAAAAGAGAAGATTTAGTGTCAATGGGTTTGACCGATGAGCAGATCGAAAAAGTCATGGCTGAAAATGGTAAGGACGTTCAGTCTGCTAATGCAAAGGCAAACAAGAACAACACAGAACTTGAAAGACTCAAGGCTATTGAAAAAGAGTATGAGGATTTAAAGGGGCAGAGTATGTCTGAGGCAGAAAGAAATGCCAAAGCTCTTGAAGATGCTCAGAAAAAGATAGCAGAGCTTGAAAAGACACAGGCAATTGCAAGTCAGAGAACAAGTGCAGCCGAGAAATTCAAGATTTCTACTGAACAGGCAAAGCTAGTGGTTAAAGATGATGGTTCCATGGATTATGACGCTCTTGGAAAGATTATCGCAGATAAAGAAACTGCCGCTGCCCAGGCTAAAGAGAAAGAGATAGCCAATGGCTCAACACCGCCGGGTAATGGTGGTACAGGCAGCAATTCAAGTGACAACAAGACGGAGGCGGAAAAAATAGCTGCCGGTCTTATTGAAAATCAAAATACAAAAAATGATATTTTGAAACATTACATTTAAGGAGGGAAATATAGATGCCAAGTATGAATATGCAGTATGAAGAAACAACATACTCAGGTGATGTGCAAATTCTCAAGAGAGAGCCAAACGAGGCTATACCTCTTACTTTGGATTTTGAAGAAGTTACAACAAAGGTGAATGGCAAAAAGATAGTTAAGGCTGGAACTCCGATTGGTAAAGATGGCAAGGCTGATAACACAGCAACAGTGGTTGGCATACTTCGTTTTGACGTGACAGAAGATAGACCACAGGGAGTTCTTCTTAAGAAAGCATATCTTAACACAGCAGTTGCAGAAAAACATTCAGGAGTAACATACGATGCAGCAGTCAAAACAGCTCTGCCAATGATCGTATTTGAGTAATTCAGGAGGTAAAACATATGTTAGTAAATGAAGTTATTGACAGTAAGTCAATTGCGCTGTCAGCAACAGAAAACGCAAGTAATCAGATTCCGTATCTTGGATTACAGTGGTTTCCAGAGAGAAAGAAACAGGGACTTGACCTGCAATGGATAAAAACACATAAGGGACTTCCTGTATCTCTTGCACCATCTAACTTTGATTCAATTCCAACAATCAGAGCTAGAGAGGGACTTTCTAAGGAAAAGACACAGATGGCATTTTTCCGTGAGGGAATGACCATAGGTGAGGCAGAAATGCTTGAAATAGAAAGAGCAAACACTGCTGATGATCCATACCTTGCAAGTGCTCTTAGTGCGGTATATGACGACACAAGCAGACTTGTAAGCGGTGCGGAGGTTGTTCCAGAGAGAATGAGAATGGCTCTTCTTTCAACAGTAGATGGACATCCAGTCATCACTATTAAGAGTGACGGTGTTCAATACTCCTATGATTATGATTCTGACGGATCATACACTACGGATCATTATATCAAACTTGATGGAACAAGCATGTGGAGCGATACAGCTAATTCAAAGCCACTTACAGACCTTAACAATGCAAGAAAGAAGTTACAGAAGCAAGGCAAGATTGCCAGATATGTACTTATGAACAGCAATACATTTCAGTATTTGCTTGATAATGCACAGATAAGAAACTCAATCCTTGCACAGAACCTTACAGCAACTATTGACGTTGATGATGATACTGTTATTTCAGTAGTGCAGAAGAGAACAAAACTTACTATCGTGCTTTACGATAAGATGTACATTGACGATGAGGGCAAGGAACAGTATTTCTATCCAGATAATAAGGTTACACTTCTTCCAGAGGGTAATCTTGGCAATACATGGTTTGGCACTACACCAGAAGAGAGAACTGCAAGACAGGTATCAGATGTTGATGTAACTCAGTATGGTACAGGAATTACAGTTGCTACAAAGACAGAGTACGGTCCACCAATGAAGATGTCAACATTTGCATCTGAGGTTGTTTTGCCATCTTATGAGAATATGGATAGCACTGCCGTAATTGAAGTTCATCATGAGTAGGAGGTAACTTATGATATATCCCTATATCGTTGTAAAAGATGGGGTATGGTATGATGCCGGAAATGACGTCCCAGAAACGAGCAGACCAGAAACAGAAAAAACTGATTCTGGTCTTGCTAATCATACCAAGACCGAGATCAACAGAATGTCAACAGACGATTTAAAAGCGCTTGCAATATCAGAGGGTATAGATAATGCCGAAAACATGACAGGTGGCGCATTAAAAGAAGTGCTTATAGCTCATTTTGCTTTGTAGGAGGTAGTCATGGAATACACATTGGTAGAGCAAGTCAAAATACGAAAAGGTCAATATGAAGTCGGTGACGATGGCTCTATCAAGTGGACTGATCTACAGGATAATCCAAGAATAGAGCAGCATATTGAAGAAATTAAGCAGGAAATACGCAACAAGCGTAATTACCCATCTGATTACACAGATGAGCAAATAGAAGAAGATATGAAGCGATATACAGCCAACATTGTTAATTTGGTCGTATATGATTTATCTCAGGCTGGCGAGGAATACATGGCAAGTTTCGGAGAAAATGGAGTCAGTCGCAGTTGGATTGACAGAAATAAGCTGCTAGCTGATGTATTCCCCTTTGTTGAGATATTATAGAAGATTGTGCGTTACCCAACGGTAGCAGAGGGCATACATTATGGTGGTGGTGGGCAGTATGCAAACATAAGAGAAAGGCGGTAGATATATGCCAGTAGCAATAATTATCAGCATCATATCGGTTACTTTCTCTATTTTTTTTGGAATTGTCAGCCTTGTGCTGAATATCAAGAATAATAGAAGAACTGATAACTCAGACCTAGAGGATAGAGTCCGAGAAAACACCCGCATAAATATGAAGTTAGATGCCATATCTAGCAACACTAAGGACATAAAAGATGAAGTTGTGGAAATGAGAAAAGAGCTTAATTCCCATGACAACAGGATTATTAAAGTTGAGGAAAGTGTTAAGTCGCTTCATCATCGCATAGATGGAATGGAAGCACGACTCAACGAAAACAAGGAGGTGTAAAAATGGATGTTATACAGAGTCTTGTAGCCAACATGGCTATTATAATGTCTGTCATAGGCGCACTTACATTTGTTGTGGCGGTAATTACACAAGTAATCAAAGGCGTTGGTGTATTTAGGAAGATTCCAACCGATATATTGGTGTTTGTGCTGTCCATAGGCATTACCGTTGTGGCTTTTATAGCCTATATGCAGTACATACATATGACAATACTTTGGTATATGATTCTTGCAGCTATTCTAGCCGGATTTGTAGTTGCATTTGTAGCAATGTATGGTTGGGAAAAGTTATCTGAGCTTTGGAAACGATTTGGCAAGGATGTGAAGTAATGTCACTTGAAATCAATAAGCAATCTATGAAATATGCTTCTTATGGCAAAGAAGTAGAGATATATGAAAAAGATGATGACGGCAATATAAAGTATTTCGTTACAGAAGAGGGTCAAAAAATACCTCTTATAGACCATAAGGAAATATCATACGAAGAGCCTATATCATTTAGGGCTAATATCTCTTTCTCTGGCGGTGAAGCACAGGCAAAAGAATATGGCTTTGATGTCAATGATTTTGACGCAATCATAGTTACAGATAGAGGAGCATACCCTATCAAAAAAAGTGACATTATATGGCTTGACAGCAAAGTTGAATACACAGAGGATGGGTATATTGATAAAACTTCTGCTGATTTTACAGTTGTAGGAGTCAAGCCAGCTTTGCGGTCAACAAAATATGTCCTTAAGGCGGTGGTCAAGTGAAAAAAACAATAGATGTATCTTTGTCTGTGAGCAGTTTACAGAATGCAATCAAGGAGCTTAAAGCCTATCAAGCAAGGCTTGACCATAAATGCGCCATTATTGCTGAAAGATTGGCTGATGATGGTGTAGAAGTTGCTAGAGTGCAATTGGCGAATTTAGATGCTATCTTTAAAGGTGAGTTGATTGAAAGTATACAATCAGAGTGTATTACAGATACAGAGGGTAGTCACATATGGGCGGTTGTAGCCGGAACAGATCACGCAGCATTTGTTGAGTTTGGAACTGGCGTGATAGGGCAAAAGAAACCATACAAAGGTGAATTACCACCGGGAGTATCTTGGCAATATGCAAGCGGTCAAACAATCCACCAACTCAAAGATGGTCGAATTGGTTGGTTTTACAGGGACGACAATGGCCATTGGTGGTTCACCGAGGGTATGCCATCTAGGCCATATATGTACAATACTGCTCGTGAACTTGAAAGAAAAGTCAAGAACGTTGTGAAAGAGGTGTTTGACAATGGATAATGCATGGGCAATAGAACTTGGCTCGACAATATATAGCATTGTCAAGGCCAAAGCAACAGAACAGTTAAAGGATAAATACCCAACGCTTAACGTTACAGATAAAGGGGAATCAGATCAACCAGCAGTATTTCCAACAGTCTATATTCACGAACTACCTGGAATGGAACTGGGACAAGATTTAGAGGGACAGACAATCAACGCTGTAAGAGAAACAATACAGGTTGATGTGACTTCTAACAAGAATCACAGCGAATGTAGAAAGATTGTGTCCAAAATAACGGACATATATAAACAAATGAGATTTTCGGTCGCCGGAACACCTCAATACAGTGTTAATGGTGGAACCTATATATGTAACATGCGATTCAGCCGTGTGTATGGGGCCGGGGACACAATATTATAGTTAGCAAATAGAGCCATGTGGCTCTTTTTTTATGCACATTTTTAAGGAGGTAAAGACATGGCAGTACCAGGATTAAGTACACTGGGTATTACTTTTGGTTATGGTGTTGAAACAGTCGCAGGCGAAAAGCCGACCAAATTTACTCAGTTGACCAGAATCAATGAGCTTGGCGATGCTACAGCAGAACCTGAGGCTATTGACGCATCTGCTCTTGAAGATTATTCCACAAAAAACATATCTGGTAGAACCACTGTATCTGATACATATACAGTAACAGTAAACTGGACACCAGATACACTTGCAGAATGGGAAAAGGTGCTTGAAGAGTACAAAAAGTTAGAGGGAACAGGCAAATCTATGTGGTTTGAGACGATCACACCTGGATTTACCAAGGCAGAGTTTATCAAGGCTCAGCCACCATCAGTTCTTCCAGTAGCTTCAAAGGGTCAGAATGAGCTCTTAACGGTTGAGATTAACCTTATACTCGAAGACCTTGTCGGCTTTGATACAAAGGTAGCTTTTACACCGGGGGAATAACAAACCGCTCAGATACAGCCGTGCTGAGTGATGACGATACAAAAGATATAAAACCGGCTGATTATACGTATTAAGCAAACAAGGGGCGGTTTTCGGACTGCCCCTTTCCTATTAAGAGTAGGAGGAAAGGAAAATAGCATGACAATTACAATGAATGGCAAGGAATACAATATTAAGTTTGGCAATAAGGCAGTAGCTAGGGCTGGATTTATCAGCAAGCTGGCAAGGATTGGAGTAATGCAGTCAAGTACAGACGATGGAGTTGGGGCAATAGAGGGAATGGAGCAAATGTATTTGTTAATGCCACAAATTTTACTTGCCGGATTACAGGCTAATCATTCAGATGAGTTTGGCTACAACTTAACTACAGGAAAAGGCCGTGACGAACAGCTTAATAAAGTTGAGGATATGCTTGACCATTTTGTAGACGAGGAAGATGGAGATTTTCTTAAGCTCCAGGAGGATATCTCAAATGAGGTGCTTCACAATGGTTTTTTAAAGAGACTGTTCGAGGTGGAAATAGCGAAAGTGCAGAATCAGGCACAGAAATAATCCTTGAACAGGATAACAAAGATTTTAATTACGAAAATTACTGTAACGAAATACTACCCCGTTGGTTAATGATGACCAAAGGCTATGGACTTACAGTTGAGGATATTGACAAATCTTGCCCAGCAGACCTTGAGCCATATGAAAAAGCATATCATATGGCAGAAAAAGAACGCGACTCACAAGTATATGCATGGGTAGGAACGTATGTCAGATCTGCTCTATGTTTTGCAATAGATCATTGCCTTAACGGCAAGAAAGCAAGTTCAGAGTATCTTAAAGCTCCACTTATGGAAAATGAAGAAGATAGGGTAAATAGACTTAGAAATGAGTTTATTGAAGAACGATTAAAGGCAAAACAAGAATGGGATAGGACACACAATATGATTGACGGCAAGGACTGATGTTTTTGCCGTCTTTTTTATTACAACAAGGCGGTGAAACATGGCAACAGTAGATAATCTTGAAGTTAAAATACATGCAAGTGCGACACAGGCGGTTAATGCAGTAGATAAACTGTCAAATAAGCTCGGCACACTATCTAAAACATTACAAGGAATTGATAGTAATGGTATAGCTAAATTTGCACAGGGCATGAACCAGCTTGCACAGGGCATGAATGCAATAAAAAATGTAAAAATGCCTGATTTTAACAGAGCTGCCAAAGGTATAAAGCAATTTGAAAACGTTAATAGTGGGAAACTTACAGCGGTTGCAAATAGTATAAGTCCACTTGCTTCCAGTATATCAGTATTGGGGAACATGCAGTTCAACAACAAGGGTCTTACGAACTTCATTAATTCCATTACAAGGCTGTCTAATTCGAACATTAACGGCATGAATATAAACGCTATAGGCCAGCTTGGAAATGCGATTGTAGGCTTATCTAGCATGTTGCAAGGCGCTCAGAACGTTAGTACAAATGTAATTCAGCTTACCAATGCAGTTGGAAGACTTGCCAATGCCGGACAAAAAGCAAGCGTTGTATCAGCAACATTACCGCAATTATCCGTAACGCTTCGCAATCTGTTTAATACCATGGCGCTTGCACCGCAATTATCCACTGGAACAATACAGATGACCACTGCACTTGGTAATCTTGCATCAGTAGGTGCAAAAGCCACACAAACCGCAGGTGGACTGGGGACACTTGCAGCAGAACTTAAGAAGTTTATGCAAGTTATGGCTACAGCACCACAAGTATCACAAAATGTAATACAAATGACTCATGCACTTGCAAATCTGGCAGCGCAAGGAAGTAGGACAGCAAGTGCGAGCAGAGGTATACAAAACAGTTTTTCCGGTATGGGCAGCAGTGCTAAAAGCGCTAAAAAACATATATGGAGTCTTGCTTCAGCAGTTGGAAAACTGTATGCAACATTTTGGGCAGCACAAAGAGTATTAAGTGGATTCAAAAAAGCCATAGACATTTCTTCTGATCTTACTGAGGTACAGAATGTTGTTGTTAATACTTTTGGCCAATACACAGACAAATTAGAGCAATTCTCTAAGACGTCAATAAAAATGTATGGAATGTCAGAGCTGTCTGCAAAACAGACAGCTGGTAGATTTCAGGCTATGGGACTTGCTATGGGTGCGCCCGTTAAAGATATGTCTGATATGTCAATACAGCTTACTGCATTATCGGCAGACTTAGCCTCTTTCTACAATATCTCACAGGAAGAAAGTTCTCGTAAATTATGGTCAATCTTTACTGGCGAGACAGAGCCTATGCGAGCTTTTGGTATTGACCTTACTAACGCAACCCTCAAAGAGTATGCAATGAAAAAAGGTCTTGATGCCAACATATCCTCTATGACTCAGCTTGAAAAAACGATGCTGAGATACCAGTATGTCATGGATAACACCAAGAATGTACAAGGGGATTTTGCACGTACTAGCCAGACATGGGCTAACCAGTTACGTATCTTACAGGAGCAAATAAAGGCGATCGCTGGCGTATGGGGCAATGCATTTGTCAATATGTTAAAACCGCTTGTACAGGCGCTTAATAAGGCTTTATCGGCGGTTTACACTTTTTCTGAAAAGGTAGTAAATGCCCTTGGTGCAATTTTTGGATGGAAACTAGAGATACAAAAGGGTGCTATATCTGATGATTTTGAAGGTGCTGCCGGTGCTGCTGATGATATGGCAAGCGGAACTAAAAAAGCCGCTAAAGCGGCCAAAGATTTAAAAACACATCTTCTTGGAATTGATGAGTTAAATGTTGTTGAACCGGATAAAGACACAGGCACAAACGGTGGTGGTGGTTCTGGTGGAGGCACTGGTGTAAGCGGTGCTGGTGGCAACAATGGACTTAAATACCAAATAAAAGAAACAGAGGGACTTTACAAGTCTAGCATCAAAAACCTTAACCAATTAGGCAAATATATCAGTGATAGTTTGTCTAAGGCAATGGAATCTATTAAGTGGAATAAGGTATACAAAAGAGCAAAAAATTTTGGTAAAGGACTTGCCGACTTCTTGAATGGCCTCATTACTCCGAGATTGTTTTCTAATCTCGGTTCAACAATTGCCGGCGCAATAAATACAGCGCTTAGTGCTGGGAATACTTTTGCGATCAATTTTGGTTGGAAAAACTTGGGTAAATCGCTTATATCTTCAATAACTGGATTTCTCAATACCTGGGATGCTGGGCTTACAGGAGCAACATTGTCTAATTTTGCTATAGGCATATGTAAATATGTTGTTAGTGCTTTTGATACCGCAAATAAGGATAATCTCTGGCAAAAATTAGGGCAAAAAGTTGTTGATTTTATTTGCGGTATAAACTGGGGAAATCTTGTTTGGAATTTAGGCTCACTAATTGCCACTATGGCAAAAGAAATTCCTAAAATACCATTGCAAATTTATGAAGGTGTAGGCCAAGCAATAATTGATAAAGTATTTGGAGAAGGTGCATATAGCAAAATATCCAATTCAAAATTATTCAAGGGCATAAAAAAAGCACTTGAATATATTATTGCACCAATGAATTTAATTGTAGATATAATCAACAAGATCAAATCTGGTGTGGGCAAGTTGTCTCCATATACAGATAAGGTTGTAACAGTATTAAAACCCGCATTAAGCACAGTCTCAAATTTGTTAAGTACGGTTTATTCGGTTATTTCAAAAGTTGCCAATGCAATAGGTGAAAAAATTTCTCCGGCATTAAATTCAATAAAAACTGTGCTTTCACCTATATTGTCTGTTGCATCAGCAATTAGTTCAGTTATTCGGCAATTAATTGGTAACTGGATTGTTAAAAAAATTGCGGATATAAGTGCAAAAGTCCAAATTGCATGGGACATTGTTAAGCCTGTTTTAAATTCAATTACCGAAAAATTGAAAACACTTTGGGAATATCTCAAGAAAATTGCGGACAAATTAAGCAGTGTTGCAAAATTCGGAATGAAAACAAGCCCTATAGTTGGATTATCAGGAATTATAAGCAGCAAGTTTAATATTGATACGACCACTAACGGAAAGACTGATAAAAATTATAAAAAACTGAGTAAATCAGTTCGCGGTGCGATCTCAATTTTTGGTGGGAAAAACGTTGATTACAATGTAGACACATCGGTTAATGACAACAAGACAGACAACGTAGCGACCATAAGAAATATAGGAAAATTATGGGCCGATACTTGGAGAGGCAAGAGTGCTAAGTATGATGCGCAAACCGCCACAAATGGACAAAATACATCAAGTAGCAGCATCTTATCCGGAATAGCTAATCGGTGGTCATCTGTATGGAAAGGCAAGAACGCCAAATATGATGCGCAAACCGCTATTAATGGTCAAAATGCTACTACAGGTGAAAAACTTTCTAGTATATCAAATGTTTTTAGCCGGTACTGGAAAGATAAAACAGTTAAATATAATGCAAATACTGCCGTTAACGGTACACCAACAACTAGCGGTAGTGCGGTTAAGTCAATTAACGATACATTGCAAAAGAACTTTACCGGAAAAAGCGTACAGTACAATATTAAGACACAGACAGATGAGGGCTTAAAAAAACTTGGTGAAAATGCCGCAAACAAAATTTTCATGGGTATGTCCCAAAAAGAAATAAAATTCAATGTTAAGCAAGCATCAGACCCACTTAAGCAAGCGATGTCTGGTACTTTTAGTTTCATGCCAACTTATGCAACCGGAGGATTCCCAGAAGACGGATGGTTCCGTGCAAACCAAGGTGAGATAATGGGTAAGTTTGACAACGGAAAGTCTGTCGTTGCAAACAACGAACAGATTACCGCCGGTATAGCAAGTGGAGTTAGACAAGCAGTTGATGATGCACTTACGCCTTATCTCTCCCAAATTGCTCGGAATACAAGGGAAACAGCAGATAAAGATACATCTATCAATATTGATGGTCGAACCCTTGTCAGTGAAACGGATAGGCGTAGATCACGTAACGGTCATCAATTTACAACAGCATAGAGGTGATAATATGGCACAAGGATTATCAAGTTTTTTAAATGTCAACGGTGTGGACTTTCCATGTCCCGCTGTTGGCTTTACTTATACTATTACAACGACAGTTAATGCCGGCCGTAATGCTAACAATGTAACTATCGGTCAAAGGATTGGCAGAGACTTATACAAGTTGGATAACATGAAGTGGGTCGGCCTTGAACCAAAAATTTGGCAAGCAATGTTAAAAGCGGTTGAACCATTTTATATTCCAGTTACATTTGAAGATTATCGCACAGGTAAACCGATAACAATTATAATGTACCCAGGCGACAGAACAGCAGAACCATTGTTTGCAAGTCCAAAATCGCACATAGTAACTAAATATCGTAACTGTCAGTTCAACCTTATAGATACTGGTAGGTGATGTAATGCAAAATGTAAGCAAAAAATATAAGGAATCTATGAAGTCCCTTAACCGAAACAGAGGTTATATCAAAGCAACAATAGGCCTTGTAAATTCCCGAGCCCAAAACGAAATAAAACTAGACAAACAAACAAAAACAGTAGCATATTCTAATGACATTGCCCCTTTTGATGGCGAAGAAGTAACTAGAATATATGCTACAGCAGAACCTGGCATTGCTGTCCTCGATGGCAATGCTTTTTTCTTGCCTAGAACTGGCACTGATTACTATAACAACGGCATTGTAACTGCTGATATTATGGGAACAGTTACAATGACATTTGCTAATCCACATACTATTAAGGGTTTGACTGTCAATTTTGGAAAATGTTATCCGACTGAATTTGATGTTATTACTAATAATGGTACGAGCCATTATAGAAACGCTGATGAAGTATGGACTACGGAAGATGTTTTTGCAGACATAACATTTATTACAATCGAACCAACTCAAATGCGTTACGGGCAGAATAGATTGAGAATATACTCATTTAAGTGTGGCCTTGCAAAAACATTTACCAATGAAGAGGTAATGGACTACAGTAGCAAAGAATATGTATCTCCAATAACAGAAACCATACCATCAATGGATGTTATGATTAAAGTTGATAATCAAGATCAATATTACGATCCAGACAATCCAGACAGTGCAATACAGTATATGGGAATCGGTCAAGAGGTTAAAGTACAATTTGGTTATGATGTAGACGGACAGGGCAATATTGAATGGTTGCCGGAGCAAACCACTTACTTATCCGCATGGTCGGCTAATAGTAGAGAAGCGACATTTAATGCTACAGATAGATTTACATTGTTAACCGGGCAATACTATAAAGGTCAGTATTATGCAAATGGGATTAGCTTGTACGATTTGGCACTGCTAGTATTGGCAGATGCAGGAATTACAGACAGTAGTAACTATTTTCTTGATAATTTTCTTAAAAATACTGTAACACACAATCCGTTACCAGTTGCTACGCACGCAGAGTGTTTGCAGATAATTGCCAATGCCGGCAGATGCACTTTGTCCATTGACAGGCAAAATAGGATTCATATACAATCCGCAATTACACCAACAGAAACAATATCATCAAATGGACAGTTAGATTTTAGTGATATTGACAGCGTGTTACATGATGATAATGGAGCATTGACAGCTAAACAGTATGCAATGTTAAGGCTGACAGCAAGCAGGTATGATACATACAAATTAACAGCTTATGAGTATGCTACACAAGCAAAATTTAAACTTAAATAGTAGAGAGGTGATTTTTTGGCATCGCAAAATAAAACGGAGAATCTTGGATTATGCCAATTCGGTAATGATGATATTCCAGATTGGCGAACAGATTACACAGGAGACATGGACAAGATAGACAAAAGTATAAAAACAATATCAGATGAAATTGCAGAAGTAAAAAAATCTGTCAGTGATGGCAAGTCAAAGGTCGCCAGTGCTATCACTGATAAGGGCGTAGTGACAGAGGCGACAGATACATTTGACACAATGGCGGAGAATATTGGAAAGATACCGACAGGTACATCGAACTCTCAGATATTAAGCACAACAATGATATCTGGTGTGGTGCAGTGCCAAGTGACACACGAGATAGATAATACATTAGATTAAAGGAGGAAGTGTATATGTTGACAAATAATTTTGCTGGTCTTGTTAGCCTGAACTGTCAAATTAGTTCAGGCAATTATGTTGTGTGTAAAACCACAGAAAACAAAACAGCTAGCGCAAGTTACTCCTGGTTTAGACAGCTGTTTAGCGCATCGTTGTCTTTAAAAAATGTGCCTAGCTCAGCCACAACCGGAGTTTATATAGTGTTAGGGACAGGCACAACACCAGCAACAGCGGCAGATATAAAGCTTGAAAATGTGACAGAAGACTATGAGATCGTCACACAAACTAAAGATATACCGCAGACATTTTCAAGTTCAATTATAACTATCACTAGAGTTATACGAAATACAGGTAATGCACCACTAACCATATCAGAAGTAGGGTTATATGCGAGTTATGCAAGTGCTTTCACGGGAGCAATGATGTTGGCACGTGAGGTTATTGAACCGGTAACATTACAGCCCGGTGAAAAACACTCGTTCACGATGGACTTATGCGTAGAATAGGAGAAGGTGCAGAGCATGAAAACAGCTTACGCAATGTGTAGTACCGGGTTTTCACGACTTGACAGCGGGAACCTTTGTTTTTTACCTAAAAACAAAATATATAAAGAAGTAGGATATGTGAGCAAGGAAATAGCAAACGGCATTGGCGAGTTTTCTGCAAATCCTACAATTACTCTCAATTTAGATATATCTTACAGTTGGTATGGATTTATAATTAATTTTAGAAATTGTAAACCTCTTGAATTTACTATAAAAACTTATGATAATGATACGCTTGTTGATGATGTTGTTATTACCGATGTAGATAGCCTTAACTGGACAGACTACAATCGTTATGGCTCTGCGAACAAAGTTGTTATAGAGTTTACTAAAGTTGAGCCATACGCAAGAGTGTCAATAGACTATGTTGGAATTGGTGACGCAACAGACTATGAATTGTCCAAAGATGATATGTTTGATGCACCAACTATTACGATGGAAGATAAATTAAAGTCAATTACCGTTCAAAAACAATCATATAAACCCGGCACCGACAAAAAAGAACTTGTGTCCGAAAAAATTACTGTCAATCCAAACAACAATATTGTGAAAGTTGACTTTTCAGCACCTAGTCACGGTTATACCGCCATCACTGATGCAAGTAATGTGACAGTTACAGTTGTAGAAAGTGGTGCCTATTATTGCATGTTAAAATTTGATGGACTAACTGATAAAGATACAATACTTACGTACACAGTCAGTGGATATGAGTATGTTGTGGACACTAAAGGATTAACCCATAGATACAATAGCAACGGAACTAAAACAGTTAATTGGAGCAATCCACTTGTTGATAATGCGGATATGGCGGATTTGTTGGATAATTGGCTGGCAAACTATTATCTAGGCGCAACTGATTATTCAATCAATTGGCGTGGAGACCCTAGCATAGATGCTGGAGATTTATTCAATCTGATTAAAACCAATAGTTCAACAGCAAAAATTAAGGCTTATCAAAATGAACTTACATTCAATGGTGCATGGAGTGGAAAACTTAGTGCCAGAAAGGTGGTGGAATAGTTGTGGAATGAACCAAAAACGGACTGGAAAAGCGGTGACGCAGTTATATGGACGGATTACAACCGAATAAAAAATAACATAGAATATTTAAAACAAAGAGCCGAAGATTTATGTGGACCAGTTACAGGTTATCAAGCCATGGGTATTGATAAGTTGTATACAGATTTTTATTACGCAGACGAATTTAACGCATTTGAAAACAACATTGCACAGATTAACAGCGTAGTATATCCACAAGACATAGGCGCCAAACAGACGTTTTATGACAATGGAGCGTTTATTAGCTCAGCAGAGATGAACAGACTGGAAACAGCTTGTCAACTTATTAAGGACGCTTTAGACAGTATTAAGCCTAGACGTATACCATTTAAACTAGGTGCATACAAGGATATAAGGATATAAGGAGAGATTAAAATGGTTTTGAAAACAAATTATAAAGAGGATGTACTTGCTACAGCCAACACAAAACGTAAGTATAATATGATTACTAACGATGACGGAACGGTTAGTTTTGAAGATGTGACGGAATATCAGCAGACAGGCGACAATTTTGGCGCAGGCGATGTCAACCAAATATGTGAAGCTGTCAACTTAGCAAGCTCCACTCTGGATAAACTGAATTCTAATTTTCAAATTGTGGGTCAAGGATATGTCACGTTTGTTTTTCCAGCAGGGGACGACAAGAAGGGACAATATCAAGAAGTAACACAAAACATTCTTGTGCCAGCAGGGACTGATGAATTTATTCCAATTATATCATATCTTGGAATTTCTACTGAATCTTCTGTGCCAGCAATGCAGTTAATAGGGCCAAGTTACGATGCATTTGATGCATCAAAATCGGCGCAAAAAGTTCCGCTAAAATTTGCTGCAAATACAGACGGCTCTCCGTGGACAATACGTGTATTTTGGCTTGCAATTAGAGAAAATATTTTATAAAACAAAGCGGAGATTGTGATTACTCACTTTCTCCGCTTGTATTTGTTTCATCCCATTCGTCAAGACTCACATATTCTCCACTTGTCTCTCCATCAATATTGAGATAGACAACATCATATATAAAATTGTCAGTATCATATACTAACATTTCTACAGTAAAATCACTTTTAACCTCAGCTCCAAATGAATTTGTGCTATATACATAACTTTGGACTACGACAAGATGTCCTTTTCGTTCCATGGCAATATTGCCCTGATTAAAAACAGAAGATGGAAAATCTGCTGACTTAGGATTTTTCAAGCAACTTTCTACAGTTTCTTTTGCCATATCCCAATAAGACTGAAACTGCATATCTGAAATATCCGTTGCATTAACCTCTTCGGTAGCGGTTTCTGTTTCTTCCTCGGTTGCTTCTTCTGTGGTCGGTGTCTCAGTTGTCTCTTCGGTTGTAAGTTTTTCAGTTACGTCTGCTTCTGTAGTGTTATATGCAACTTCTTTATGCCCTGATTCGGGCTGATTCGCGCAACCTATTCCAAGTAATATTCCGCCAACAATCATAGAACCAAAGATGCCTATTATAAATGGCATAGCTTTTTTATTTTTACATAATAATATTATAGTCAATGCTACACATATGCCAGCCCCTAAAAACATTATTATTGCTCCAAACACAATTAAAAAGTTACTCATTTGTATTCACCTCTCCCATGTGGTATATATTACAGTCATAGTACCATGTATTTCCCCAAATTACCATATATTATGACAAAAAATTAGACTTCTATTTTAATTTATTTGCACATATAATATAAGTATACAAATGATAGCAAATTTGTATGGGAGGGGTAAAAATATGGGAAATAACATGATTTTAAAAGAAAAAGGAGAACTTGTAAAGGAAATTGGCCAACTCCTACAAGTTCTCCCCCAAAAGGAATGTCAAAGAGTTTATGAAATACTAAATCAGTTATATTTCACTTAGCTCTGACATTGTATAAGGTTATTAATTAGATCAAGTACAGCTTTCTTATGACCATCTGTAAGCAAGTTGTACTTTTTCATTACTTCTATGCTTTCATCGTTTCTCTTCTCAACCTTATCCCAACCAACAACATCTTCTGGTGGAATATTTAAGGCTTCTGCAAACTTCATCAACATGCTTACATCAAGTGTTTTTATTGCACCTGTTTCATATTTTTGAATAGTAGCCTCGGTGAGACCAACTTTTCCGGCAAGTTCCCTCATACTCATTCCTTTTGCTAACCTATAATTGCGGATGTTGTTACCAACTCTCAATCCGAACTGGCTAGCCATAATAATTACCTCCTTTCTTATTTGATACTATAATACTATCATATTATGATAGTTTTGTAAACATTTATTGTAAAAAACTTTCATAAAACGATTGACTAAACAATCACAATATGATATATTGTAATCACAATATGAAAGAAAGGAGGGTACAATATGAACTTGCCAAAACTCAAAGGTGTGATAAGAGAGAAAGGAAAGAATTATTGTCAGTGTGCAAGTGCTATTGATAAAAGCATTGCTACATTCAATTCAAAAATGAACGGTAAAACGGACTTTTCCATCACCGAGCTTGAAGACCTTGGAAATTTTCTTGGTATGACTGATGTGGAAAAATCAGATATTTTTTTACACTAAAACTATCATACGATGATAGTATATATCATATCAAGATAGAAAGGAGAACAATGAACGAGTTACAGATATTCAGTAGCAACGAGTTCGGAGAAATCCGAACTATAGAAATTGATGGTAAGCCATTTTTTGTTGCTACTGACGTAGCAATGGCACTAGGGTATGCAAACCCACGCAAGGCAGTAAAAGACCATTGTAAGGGAGTAACAAAACGTGACACCCCTACATCTAGTGGTATACAGCAAATGTCTTACATAAATGAGGGAGATTTGTACCGACTTATTATGAAGTCTAAGTTGCCTAGTGCTGAAAAATTTGAAAACTGGGTAATGAACGAGGTTTTGCCGTCAATTCGCAAAACAGGCGGCTACAATAAGCCACTTACAACGCTGGAGCAGATTCAGTTACTTGCCCAGGGCAACACAGAGCTTGCAGAGAGAGTGGACAGGGTTGAGGACAAGATAGGTAGTCTTGAAAACGATATGCCCTTATACGGCTGTGAGATAGACGAGGTTCAGAAACTTGTCAAGCGCAAGGTGGTATCAATCTTAGGTGGCAAAGATAGCGAGGCATACGCCGACAGGAGTATAAGGAGCCAGACATTTAGAGATATGTATGGTCAGCTTAAGCGTGAATTTGGCTGTGTTTCTACTTATAAGAGTATCAAGCGTAGGTACATAGATGATGTTCAGAACTTTATCAGTAGCTATTCAGCACCCACGGCACTTGCCGAACAGATAAACAATGCTAATTCTCAGATGAATATGGGTCAGTATTGTGATGCCAGGAGGTGATTGCGTGGGAAGAAATTTAGACACGATTATAATTCGTGTCTTGTGCACACTGATGGCCATTATGTTTTATATAGCCATCATATGCGTACCTATAGGGTTGGAACTATTTAACATTTCTTTACCCATTTGGGTAAAGATATTGATTATTTTGGCATTTGCAGGATTGGTTTTTGCAATGCTGGCAGTTGAGCAAAAGATGGAAACTATAGAGGAGGAAAGGAATGAGAGAAAAAAATATTAGCGATTGGCCAAACAATAATGCGGTGATCGCTGGATGTGTTGTTGATACACCTATATATGAGTTCTCAGTAGGTAATAAGTCGTATTATCGCGTGATTATAAGTGCAAGGCGACTGAGTGGAACAGAGGATTTAGTGCCTTGTTATATTGAAGATAGTAAGGTCTCATATATCAGCAAATTTGATTATGTAGAGGTAGTCGGGCATATCCGCACTAAGCATGTTGTCGATTCAACAGGTGTAAATCACACAAAAGTATATATAGAGGTACATGAGGTCAAGCCCTATACGTGTGATAAAAACAGAGTCGATTTTATTGCCCACAAGTTTGCCGATGTAGAGATCAGGGCAACACCTAGAGGATATAGGGTTTGTGACACTAGGGTAATCAATAATCTTCCTAATAGGATTGGAAATCTGATTCCTATTCTTTTGTGGAGTAACAATGCTGAACTATTTGCAAGAATACCGCTTAACTCTATTGTCGGCATAACTGGCAGATTTCAGTCAAGGGAATACAACAAATTTTATGAGGATGGCACCGAAGAGAAAAAGACAGCTTATGAGGTATCTGTCTCAAGATTTGAAGTGCTTGAAGAAAGAAAGGAGAAAGAAGATGGACATTAAATGCGAGGGAACATGTAATAACAATGGCATAGATAATACGTATAGTGTAACTATTCCGCGTGATAGATATGAGGAGTTAATAGATATGGAGACAAGAGCCGATGTGCTCATAAGTGTAGCAAGAAGAGAAAAGTATATAGATCTGGACGTGGTACTTATTATACTTGGTGAATTGCCACTGGAGGTAGATAAAAAATGAGAATCAGTTTGAAAAAGTTAATTTTAGAAAACTTCATGTGTTATGCACATAAGGAAATTATTTTTGGGGATAACACTAAGATTGCTGCTTCCAACGGCAAAGGGAAATCCTCAATAACTAACGCTTATATGTGGCTGTTGTTCAACTGTGATTATCAGCTTTCTGATAATCCACCTATTCGCCGTATGGTTGATGGTAAGACTGTAGATGACGCGGATGTGTCAGTTACGGCCGTGTTTGACGTTGATGGCAAGGAAGTCGTCATGCGTAAGTCTCAGAAGAGGAAATATAGCAAAGATGGCAGCAGTTACAAGGATGATAATTCTTATTCAATCAACGATGTGCCTAAGACATTAAGAGATTTTAATGCATATCTTGACGTTGATATGTCTATTCTCAAGATGTGTAGTAACATCAATGCATTTTTGTCGAAGAAACCAACAGAAATGAGAGAATTTCTGTTTGGATTAGTAGATGGCGTATCAGATGTTGATGTCGCAAAAAGCAAAGTTGAACTTACTGAACTTGTTCCACTCCTTGAGAAGTATACGGCAGACGAGCTTTCAGCAATGAATAAAGCCACAAAGTCCAAAGTTGCAAAGGAACTACCAGTTCTTGACGGACAGATAGCAGAAAAGGAAAGAGATATACAGATCAAACAGTCACTAGATATATCCGCCTTGGAATTGCAGAAAAATGCAATTAAAGAAAAACTGAACAAGGTCATAGAAGATCAGCTGGACATGGATAAGGTAGCTGCTGAACATGACAAAATTGCAGATAAGATTCTAAAGTTAAAATTCAAAATATCCGCAATGCAGAATAAGGCGAACGAGGATCTTGATTGCAAGAGAGCAGCACTTAGAAGTGCGATAGATGATTGCAAGACTACTCAGATGAGTGTAATCCAGGGAATTTCTGATAACGATTGGGATATCGACCAATCAACAAGAACTTTGGGTATTTTAAGGTCAAAGAAGGAAAAACTTGTTGCTGAATGGAAATCCGTTAATGCTGAGAAATTTAACGAACTTACTACCATATGCCCAACTTGCCATAGAGAATTTCCGGCAGAAGATATCGAAAGACTTAGGAGTGATTTTGCACAGAATCAAGCCGAGCGACTGGCAGCAGTTGAGGCTGATGGCAAGGCCGTAGCTCAGAAGATCAAGGAGATTGAGGAGCATATAGAAAAACTTAAAAAATGCAATGAACTCAATCGAAAGACTGTTGCTGATACAGGAGCAAAGCTTACCAAGCTTGAAGAAGAATATAACGCACTTCCATTATGCATTGACATATCGGGTGCTGATGAATATATCGGCGTGATGGCGCAGATAGAAGCACTTGAAATCAATATGGCTGGTATGGAGACAACAGCCACAAGGGTGAGACTAAAATCCGAAGAGACCACACTCAGGCAGGAGTTAGCTGAGTGCGAAGCCAAGATCGCTAAGTCTGATACAGAAGCTGACGAAACAAGGCTTGAAGAGTTGCTGGCTAATAAGCGCAATCTTGGACAGGCTCAAACGGATGCACAGGCGATTATTGATTTGTTAGATGATCTTGATAAGGCTAAAAATGAAGTTCTCACAAATGAAATAAACAAACATTTTAATTTGGTAAAGTGGCAGCTATTTGAATTTGCTAAAAACGGCGGATATAAGTCAACATGTATTCCTACTATAGACGGGAAGAGTATTCTTACCACGATGAGTAACAAGGGAAATAGGATTATTGGTAGGATTGATATTTGCAACAGTATTCAACAGATTAGTAATGTTGCTTGTCCTATGTGGCTTGATGATGCAGAGAGTCTTGATTCTGCAAATCAGCAGAAAGCTGTAGATATGGTAGATGGTCAGATAATAATGCTTGCCGTAAACGACAACGAGGAATTGGAGGTAATGTGATGAGTAAGGCATTAGAAGTAGCAAGAGAACTTGTAAGGCAGCTTGAAGAAGCAGAAAGAAAGAACAAGGTAGAATTATCAACCTTAGCACCTGGAGATGTGTTTGAGATTGGGAAGAATGACTTTATTGTGCTTGAACAGATAGGGGCTGAGGTCAAAATTATTTCTAAGAACTTTATGGCCAAAAATGTAGTTTATGATAAGACATCAAGAGATTACAACAAATCTAATCTTAAGGAAATGATTGAAGATAAGATTCAGCCGATAATTGAGTCAGAGGTTGGGGAAAACAATCTCGTTGAGCATACTGTTGAGTTAACATCAGTTGATATGCAGCATGAATTTGATGATTGTAAATGCAAGGTAAGACCTATCACTTTTGATGAGGCTAGGAAGTACAACAACTTACTTCCTAATAAGGACTTGGACGATTGGTGGTGGACATGTACTCCTTGGAGCACTGAGGAAAGAGGTTGTAGTTATAGCATCACCCTTGTTTCGTCCGCTGGCGATGTCAGCATCGGCCACTGTAGCAGCCGCAGCGGTGTTCGCCCAGTTTGTATCTTAAAATCTAATATCTTTGTATCAAAGAAAGGAGAGTAATTATGGCAACATTAACAATGAGAGGGTTGCAGGAACAGATTAATGATCTCAGAAACGAGATTGCAGTGTTAAAGACAACTTCAAAGTCAATCAATCTTCCGGAAGGACTCGGTATTGGAGATACATTTGAACTTGCAGATACAACGTGGAAGATTCTTGATATTACAGGTGCTGGATATATTTGTCTGGCTGATAACATTGAAGACATGGAGTTTGATTCAAATTCAAACAATTGGGAAAACAGTGGTCTTCGTGGCTATCTTAATGGAGAGTTTTTTGAGAAGATGGCTGCAGAAATAGGTTCAAAAAATATAATTCCGTTTGAGAGAAATCTTTTATCTCTTGACGGTCAGACAGAATATGGCAAGTGTGAGGATAAGGTCTCTCTTCTTACTGTTGACGAATACAGAAAGTATAGAAACCTCATACCAAACACCAAAGATTATTGGTGGTGGCTTGTTAGCCCTTGGAGTACACCATGCAACGATTACAAAAGAGCCGTAGCCGTTGTTTCGTCCGCTGGCGGTATCTACGGCGACGACTGTTACTACAGTCGCGGTGTTCGCCCAGTTTGTATCTTTTCATCTTCAATCTTTGAATCATGAGATTAAGTGATATGGCAGATAAAGAGTTTGGAGTGATTTCACAGGCAAAGAATTTGGCTGAACACACATTCCGTATAACTTCAAATTGTAATAGATACCCAAAGAAATACAGATTTTCGCTTGTTGACAAAATGCAGAATAAAGCATTGAAAATATACGAATATTTGTATGAAGCAAATAGGACGAATTTGGAAACTTGCCTTGAAGAAAGATCAGAACTGCAGACAAAGGCTATAACACAATGTGATGAACTTTTATTTTACATTGAATTATCAATGAAATTGAACATTATCAATGTAAAAAGCATGGAGTATTGGTCAAAGATGGTTACTGATGTTAAGCATATGACAATTGCTTGGAGAACAGGCGACAAGAAAAGATTGGCAAGTAATGATAGTAAATAAAAATATAGGTTACACACTGTATAAACCGTTGTTTCGTCCGCTGGCAATATCAACAACAACAACTGTAACAACAATAACGGTGTTCGCCCATTCTGTATCACACAGACAGTAAGAGTAGGTATTAAGCCGAAATCAGATAAAGATACAAAAAGGTGTGTGACCTTTCCCAAAAGGATAAATACAAAGGAATTTTTACTATGGATAAAGATGTTATATGTGATTATGGAAACCTGTATAAAGCATATAAAAAAGCTAAAAGTGGTAAAAAACATAATTCAAGCACTGCAAAATTTGAAGCAATGAGTCTTGAAGGGCTTCATATGTTGAAAGAACAACTTGAAAATCAGACATATCGGATGAATCCGTATAATGAATTTAAGGTCTACGAACCTAAAGAAAGAGTGATTAAGTCGTGTTCGTTCAAAGATAAGGTAGTTCAGCATTGCTTATGTGACAATATTTTGCTCCCAAGGTTGAAGTATGAATTTATAAAAACAAACTACGCAGGGCAACTCGGCAAAGGAACCCACTTTGGCATGGATTGTTTGAAAGAACACATGCTTGAATTTTATAAAGAGCACGGTCTTGACGGTTGGATTTTGAAATGTGATGTTACAAAATTTTTCTATCAGATAGATCATGAAGTGTTGAAAGATATAGTCGATTACTATTTTGATGACGAATATACAAAATGGTTGAATCATCTATACATTGACAGCACTGATGGCTTAGGACTGCCACTTGGCAATCAGGTTGCGCAAGTATATGCGTTGCTTATGCTAAATGGGTTAGATCATTTTATAACCGGTGAGCTAGGAATTGAATTGTATGGTAGATACATGGATGATTTTTATCTGATTGCACCAAGCAAAGAATACTTGAAACATTGTCTGGATTGCATAAATCAATTTGTAGCGAGCCTGGGATTATCACTTAATGGTAAGACACAGATAGTCCCGTTTAAAAATGGAATTTTATTTACAGGTTTCCATCACTATGTAACGAAAGATGGAAAGTATATACGGAAATTGAATGGTAAAAGTAAGCGAAAGATTTATAAAAAGCTAAAAATTTGGACGAAACTTGTTAATGATGGCAAGATGACAGAGAAAAAGTTTTATGAAAAATATGGTGCTTTGAAAAATCACATGTTGCATGGCAATTGCGTAAAATTGTGTCATTCAATGGATGTATATGTAGAGCAATTGTTAAATAAATCAAACAAAATAAGGAGAAATAAATATGATTAAGTGTGTCAAAGGATTTGTTGAAATCGATGGTCCTAGGAGTGAAGTTAGAGCTGAGACAGTAGTATTACTTAAATGTTTACGTGAATATATAAGTGAGGATGAGCTTGAAGAGGCTATTGAAAACTCAAAAAAGACTGTTGATGATCTCAAGGCAGAAGCAATAGAAACCATTGCAGAAATTATAAAAGAAGCACTACGTAGGGAGGATAAGTAGATGGAAGATAATACACAGATAGTTGCAACAGAGCAGAAGAAAGAGATAGCAACTTCAAACAAGGTGACTGATTACAGTCTTGGTATATTTGGTACATCCGATAATTTTATCATGGCTATGCAGATGGCTAAGGCATTGGCTGAGTCAACTATTGTACCACAAACATATCAGAAGAATCCGTCTAACTGCCTTATCGCTATTGAACAGGCACAGAGAATGAGAATAAGCCCTCTTATGGTCATGCAGAACCTGTACCCTATACAGGGTAGACCATCATGGAGTTCTCAGTTCCTTATCGCCCAGGTTAATAACAGTGGTAAATACGATATGGAGTTACAGTATGAGGAAGCCAAGGATACAAATGGTAAACCATACTCTTGTACTTGTTGGACTACAAAGAGTGGCAGAAGAGTAGAGGGCATGACCGTGGATATGCAGATGGCCAAGGACGAAGGTTGGCTTGATAAGAATGGTAGCAAGTGGAAAACAATGCCACAGCTTATGCTTAGGTATAGAGCTGCATCGTTTTTCTCACGCCTTAACTGTCCTGAATTGACGATGGGATTGTACACCAAGGAAGAAGTTGAGGATGGTGATTTTAAGGAATATACAGTCGAAGATGTATCAACACAGGTGCAGAGCGATCTTGAAAATGCAAATTCACAGGAATTTATTGATGACGAAGAAGTACCAGAGTTTGCAAAGTAAGAAAGGAGTTTTTTATGAAGGCAAAGTGTGAAATATATTTGGATAAAATGCCTAGTAACTGTCAGGAGTGCAGGGCATGGTATGTTGCTCCGTGCTCTTTAGATTTTAAATGTAAACTTATGGAATTGAAACAGATCAAATGTGCAGACGTATCTTTTGAGTTTAGAAATGGCAAAAGGCATGAAAAATGTCCATTAGAAAAAATCGAGGCGTAGGAATGAAGCTTAAATGTATATCCAGTGGCAGCGTAGGCAACTGCTATTTACTCACAAATGCAAGTAATCAAACGCTTATCCTTGATTGTGGAGTGTCAATTAAAGATATACACAGAGGGCTTGATTACAATATTAAGAGCGTTGTCGGTGCTATTGTAAGTCATATTCATGGAGATCACATCAGGGCAGCAGTTGATTTGAAAAAACTGGGTATACCAGTGTGGAAACCATTTGAATCTGTTAGTAAGGCTGTAAAAATGGGAGAGTTTACAATTCGTTGCTTTGCTCTCCCACACAACGGCACTCCCAATTACGGTTTTTTGATCAAGGTTGATGAGCAAAAAATATTGTACATGACGGATTTTGAGTATTGCCCGGTTACATTTAAAAAGCAAAATATTGACCATATGTTAATTGAATGTAATTACATCAAAGATATGGTCGATACTGATGCTCCAAATTACACTCATAAGATACTTGGCCACTGTGAATTAGCTACTTGTAAGGAATTTGTTAAGGTGAATGCTACAGATAGCCTACAGAACGTCATATTATGCCATTTGGGTATTGATACAAGCAATGCCGGCAGAATGGTTGCTGAGATATGTGAAGTGGCTAAAAACGCAAATGTGGACGTTGCAAGAGCCGGAGCAGAATGGCAGTTGAGAGCAAAGGATGAATGCCCATTTTAAGCAGAAAGGAGTACAAAAGATATGGCGAAAGCAAATGATAAAGTACATGAATATAGAATGTCCGGTGCAGCTTGGTTGTTAGAAATTATCAAGCGTGAGGGCATAGAGGAAGCAGAAAAGGAACTGGCCAAACGTAGAGCATGTTTTGTCCCACTTGAAATTCCAACGTCAAAGATGCGTGAATTTGAGCAGAAAGTTAAATGGAACACAATAGATACAGTGGTCTTGTTATCATGTGCAACATTGCACGATGAATTTGGGTTTGGCCATGATAGATTATGTAGGTTCATCGAGCGCTTTATGCTTAAAACTTCTTGTCTTGCTGACGAAGATGTGAAGTGGCAGGACTATATAGATACATTACAGAAAGAGGTTGGAATAACCTTTACAATTAGACAGAATGGAGAGAAATAGTATATGAACAAAGTAATTATGATGGGTAGGCTTACCCGTGATCCAGAAATCAGATATTCACAGAATGGCGAGCAGATGTGTATAGCTAGATATACACTGGCTGTAGATCGTAAATTCAAGAAACAGGGCGATGGGCAGACAGCGGATTTTATCAACTGCATTGCATTTGGCAAGAGCGCTGAGTTTACAGAGAAGTACCTTAAACAGGGTACTAAGATTGCCATAACTGGTAGAATCCAGACTGGTAGTTACACAAACAAGGATGGCAATAAAGTCTATACGACTGATGTTGTTGTTGAGGAACAGGAATTTTGCGAGAGTAAGAATGCGAATAACAGCAATAGTCAGCAGTCCAATACAGCAAATGCAAGCAATCAGCCAAGCTCTGGAAACGACTTTATGAGCATACCAGAGGGCATAGAGGATGATTTACCATTTAAGTAGGAGTGAATGATATGAATAAACATACAATGTCAGACTTATATTCAATGCAAGCTGCTCCGCTTTCTGTGAAGATAAAGATGACAGCCAGAAGAATAAGAGACTGGGTGGATGAGTATGGACAGGATGGAGTCTATGTGTCATTCAGCGGCGGCAAAGATAGCACAGTCCTTGTAAGGATGCATCATCAGCCTCGGATAAGAGGCTTGAGGTAATAGAAATGTGGAATAGGAGATATTAACGAGGAGGCAGGAGAATGACAGAGCGTGATGCAATAGAAAAGCTGAAAAATATGCGATTGTTTATGCAACTTGAGGACGAAAAGAACGAGTGCAAGTTTACAGAAGATGATTACAAAGCCAACGAAATGGCGATACAGGCACTTGAAAAGCAGATGCCGAAGAAACCTATATTTAACCATAACCTTAGTGATACTCTTTCTGTATTCCATTGTGAATGTGGAAACACAATCAAAGTCAGTCACGATATAGGAATAATGAATAACAACAATGCGCCAAATTACTGTAGCAAGTGCGGTTGTAGGTTAGATTGGAGCGATGGAGAATGAGCGAAGAATTAAAGCCGTGTCCATTTTGTGGACACAGTATAGATATTGAAAAAGATGTGTATGAGCCAAGTAGGGATTGGCACCCGACATTTATTGACCCAGATAGTGGCGGCGACCCTATTAACATTCATTGCAAATGTGGCTTGGAGTTTTGTACTGGTACATATGACTGGGGCGAATTTGTAGAAGCATGGAACAGGAGGACAAGCGATGAGACTGGTTGATGCAGATGCACTAAAGAAAGATTTAAAATTGGTTACTTTAAGCAATGGAACCTTAGTAAATACAAATGCAGTATTACTATTACTGGATAAATACCCAACATCTTATGATGTGGATAAGGTTGTGGAAGAATTGGATGAAATAATATGTCCAAAACGTCTTTATTTTTGCAGAGTGCCAAAACCTTATGAATCAAAGAAGGAGGGTGTATAGAATGGCATACACAAGCAAATGCGACAGATGCGGCGCGTTCTATGACCTGCCGTTTGAACACGGAGCAGCAATAAGGGCAAGTATGTTTGATATGTTCGAAGATGTGACGGGATCAAGAGATTTATGCCCGGACTGCATGAAGAAGCTCCGAAGCTTTCTTGATGGGGCAGAGCTCAATGACGATTGAGAGGTGGAAGAAACGAGTAATCTAAACTACAAAAAAATATATGCTATAGAAAAATCCAACCGTGAAAGGCTTTTGAAAGTTAATCCAAAACTTGATGACAAGAGTGGTATATACTTTCTAACTCGGACGGATGAGGATGGCATATCTTACTTTTACATAGGTCAAGCTGTGAAAATCTTGCAGCGGATGTGCAGTCACCTTACCGGGTATCAGCATATAGACCTATCATTGAAGAAACGAGGGTTTTACAGCGCGGATAACCCCTATGGATGGCAGATTAATTTTATCCACTACCCTAAAACTGAACTAGATCAGATGGAGCAGTATTGGATATTGCAGTACACGAAGAAAGGCTACCAGTGCCGTTACAACAAGACAGCTGGCGGTCAGGGTGAGGGCAAAGAGAAGATAAATGAATTTAAGGCTTCTAAAACTTATAGAGATGGGTTAAAACAGGGCTATAAAAATGCTTCAAGAGAAGTCTCTCATTTGTTCGAATTGCACCTTGATTACAAAACTAAGTCGGATATGCCGAGCAAAAACCAACAAAAGGCAATTGACAAATTTGACAAATTTCTTAATTTCTACAAAGGCGGTGATACTAATGAATGAAACTTGGAAAGATATTGAAAACTATGAAGGGTACTATCAGATTTCAAATTTCGGAAGGGTTAGAAGTGTTGACAGGTATATTTATAACACAAGCAATTTTGGAAACAATAAGGTTTCATTCTACAAAGGGAAAATTATGAAACCGTCAAAAAGGAAAAAAGGATATTTGGGCATATGCTTAACAAAACAAAATAAACAGCAAAGTTTTTTAATCCACAGACTTGTAGCAAAGGCATTTATTCAGAACCCGAACAATCTGCCACAGGTTAATCACATTGACGAAGATAAGACAAATAATTGCGTATGGAATCTTGAATGGTGTAACAACAAATATAACGTAAATTATGGGAATTGTTTATCCAATATGTCAAAGACAAGAACAAATAATACGCATAATCAAAAGCCTGTAAGATGCAAAGAGACTGGAATTATATATGCTAATAGCAATGACGCACAAAGGAACACAAATGTATATGCTAGAAATATAAGGGCAAATTGCTGTGGCACATATAAAAGTGCAGGGAAATTGCACTGGGAATGGGTATCACAGCGACAGTATGAGAAGTTTATGGATTTATTGAAAGTGGGTGATACAGAATAATGAACGAGTATGGTCAGTTTGACATATTTGACTATATTTCAGAACCAGTTACCATAACAAAGCCTATTCGATTGATAGAACTATTTGCTGGCTACGGAAGTCAGGCAATGGCACTTAAAAGAATAGGTGCAAAATTTGAGCACTATAGAGTTGTGGAGTTTGATAAGTACGCTATTGCAAGCTATAACGCAGTACATGGTACAGATTTTCCAACAATGGATATAACAAAGGTTCATGCAGAAGATTTGAATATTTGTGACACAGAAACCTTTACTTACTTACTTACTTACTCTTTTCCATGTACGGACCTGTCTGTTGCTGGAAAGCAAGCTGGTATGTCTAAGGGTAGCGGTACACGATCAGGTCTGTTATGGGAAGTTGAGAGAATACTAACAGAAATCAGAGATAGTAACGGAGAATTACCACAGATTTTATTCATGGAGAATGTGCCACAAGTACACGGTAAGAAAAACATCAATGATTTTGAAAAGTGGTTGGAATTTTTGGAAAGTTTAGGTTACACAAATTATTGGCAAGATTTGAATGCTAAAAATTATGGAGTGGCACAGAACAGAAACAGGTGTTTTATGTTTTCATTCTTAGGGAATTATTCATATAATTTTCCGAAACCTATACCTCTCAAAAAGAAGTTGAAAGACTATCTTGAGGATAATGTAGATGAAAAGTATTACATCAACAATGAAAAGGCTGACAAGCTTATAAAACAGCTTATTGACAACGGCACATTACCACAACACAATCTTAACAGACAGACAGACAGACAGACAGACAGACAGACAGACAGACAGACAGACTTGCGTTGACGGAACAATCAATAAGCCACAACAGAGAAAAGTTGCAAACTGTATTAAGGCAAGATATGACTGCGGAATATCAAACTTGCGATCGGACGGAAACTTGGTTGTTAAAGGATATGGGAGAGACGGCAGACAAACAGATTGATGTAGCCGTAACTCTTAGGGCAAGAGATTATAAAGGCCTTGATAATTACGGAAGTAATGGAGTGATTGAATGGAAGTATTAGGAAGTATATACACTGGAGCTTCAGATGATTTTCAAAGAGGTGTATATCCAATTGCAAGATGTGTAAAAGCTGAACAGCATGATTTAGGAGTAATTATGGCAGATGTAAATATAATAGGTTCTCTTGAAGCAAAATTTGAGAGCACCAACAGAATTTATGATGTGGGGGGGTGTAGTCCAACATTGAGTACAATGCAAGGTGGTAATCAGGAGCCAAAAATTCTTGAAACAAAACAGTTGGGATTTATGGATAACGGCACAGGCAAGCATCAGTCAAACACAGTATATGACGAAAATGCACTTTGTCCCAACATTACAACGGTTGAGGGTGGCGGTACGCAACAGATTAAAGTGTGCGAAAGTCAGATAGTTGCTATGCGTGGCAGAAATCCCGATAATCCGTTAGATAGAACTGTAGGAAGTCCAACAGAACAGAGATTAGAGGTGAATATGCAAGGCACAAGTAATTGCTTAACGAGTGTGCAAAAAGATAATTTATTGCTTGAAAATGTAAAAATCAGACAGGCTACAAATGACGGCTCTATTGAATGCGAAATAGGCGGTTGCTTTGACGCAAGCTATCCTAACAGCAAAACAAGAAGAGGTAGGGTACAAGACAAAGGCAATACTTGCCCTACATTAACCGCACAAAACCAAGAAGTTGTTAGAATTGAAAAAGTCGGTCAAATATCAAGCAATGGTTCCCAATGCGGTACAGTTATTTCTGACAACGGCATATCGGCCAATCTTGTAGCCGGAACACACGGATATGCGAATAGCCATATTGCTACACAATATCGTATCAGAAAGCTAACACCGAGAGAGTGTGGACGGCTTATGGGTGTATCTGATGAAGATATTGACAAAATGGCAGCAGTCAACAGCAATACGCAGTTGTATAAACAATTCGGAAACAGCATAGTAGTTGATGTTATGTGTGCTATGTTTAAGAACTTAAATATAGAGCAAGGGTAGCATAAAACGGATTAAGGGAAATGAATAAATATGCAAAACATAGTTGCATATTTATTTAAAAAAGGAGGATATTTTGGCAAAAAGAATTAGAGCAACGGCAGAGGCAAAACTTGATCCTGAATGGGAAAGAGCTTGTGCTATGGCTAATGATTTAAAATCTAAGGATGGCACTGTCCTTTGGGCATTGAGTTTTATTCATGCCTGGGAAGATACGGTAAAAATAATAAAGGAGGCGTTATGAATCTTGCTAAGTTTCTGCTTTGGCGCAATGAATGATAAATACAGTGTTCAGTGCAAACAAAATTTCTAAAAAAGACATTACAAAAGATGAGGACTAAAATCATATAAGGAGTGAGGTTTGATGGCGGTATACAGGAGTGTGCATTTATCATTTTGGACGGACAATAAGGTTGAGGATGATTTTACACCAGAGGATAAGTATTTTTATATTTATTTGCTGACGAACCCTCAGACTAATATTTGTGGTTGTTATGAGATTAGCTATTCTCAGATGACCAGAAATACCGGGTATAACAAGGACACAATAATAAGACTGCTTGAACGCTTTGAAAACGTTCACAAGATTATTAAATTCGATAAGAATACCAAGGAGATATTGATTCTGAATTGGTATAAATACAACTGGAGTAAGTCCGAGAAAACGCTTACTGGGGTTGAAAATGTTGCAAAACATATTAAGTCGGAAGTGTTTAAAAAATATGTTTTGGATGTTGTAAATTGTGTAAGAAATGATACCCCTATTATGGGGTATGTATACCCCATACAAGCATCTGTATCTGATACTGATATTAATAAT